AAAACTTTAGATTATTCTTTCACAACAACTGATCATTTTATGGTTAATAACACAATTTAATGAAAAAATACATTTTCGAAGTTTTTTTATATTTATAAAAAAAGACTCGAATATGGCAAAAGAATTAAATGAAGAAACATCATTTAACGTAAGTATTAAAACACTGGCAGGTATTGCAGTTTTCATTTTTACCGTAGTAGGTTTATGGTTTACGTTAAAGGCAGACATCGAAGAGGCTAAAGAATTACCTCTACCTCAAGCACCTGAAATAACAAGAATGGAGTTTGATATGAAAGATCAGTTGGTTCGTCAGACTATCATGACAACTCAACAAGATGTGACTGAAATAAAATCTCAACTAATTAGATTAGAAGAGAAAATCGATGAATTAGATTGAGATGAAAAGGTTACTATTATCCCTTTTTTTCCTCACACCTTTTTTAGGATTTTCACAAACCGAATTATGTGACGGATATGGTGAAATTTGTGTGATACAATTTAATGCAGGATTTAATGAAGCAAATAAAGTACAATGGTTACCTGAATTATCAGATTGTACTACATCATTTGTAGACATTTTAACTGATCCAACTATACCACAAACTTATAAAATCGTAGTGGTACCAACAATACTTATTATTGATGAAGGTGAGGAAGTTGGTCGATTCCAAGCTAACATTATGATGCAAATGGAATCCACAAAAGAGGATGTACAAAATTCAATAGAAGAAATAATCATGAGTAAATTTTAAATAATATGAGATATCTTATATCACTATCTTTTTTTTTAATCAGTATGATTGGACTTGGTCAACCAACTTACTTAGATCTTTTTATACAATTTGACCAATACCCGTCTGAAACTTCTTGGTTAGTTACTTCAGGAAATGATACTATATATTCTAGTCCCAGTTATGATTTCCAAGAGTATGTTAATAGTACTGTAGAACAACGTTTATTTTTAGAATCGGGAGTAGAGTATAAATTTTACATGAATGATACATTCGGAGACGGAATTTGTTGTGATTATGGTCCTGGATATTTTACTCTAGAAAATGAATGTCAAGGTCTTATCGTTGAAGACCTTGAATTTGGTCAAAATTCAATAGACTATTCATTTACTTTATCTCCTTGTATTCCAGAGATACCAACTGCTAATGTTTTATTTAGAGTAGATTTGGCTAACGCCCCTCCTTCAATAGGAACTCCGGGTGTTTTAGGTAGTTGGAATGGTTGGCAAGTGATTCCAATGACTTATGATGAAAATGAAGAATGGTTTTTAGAAGTTGAAGTACCATTAGGAAACCATCTATGGAAATTTGCCGATTTTAACGATCCAAATATTCAAGAATTGCCTGTCGGAATTGATGGTGGTTCTTGTTTTTTATTTGATGGTAATGGATTCGTAAATAGAACTATAAACATAACTTCAGAAGAACAAGTGATTCTTCCCCCTTATTGTTGGGAATCATGTTTACCCTGTGGGGGTATAGCAGGGTGTTCTGACCCAAGTGCCCCTAACTGGAATCCTTGGGCAAATTTTGACGATGGTTCTTGTGTATCACAAAATATAGAATGTGCCCCTGGTGAGTCAGTACTTGAAATAGTAGTAACACCTGATAACTTTGGAGGTGAAACAAGCTGGTTATTATATGGACCTGGTGATCAAGTATACGCTACAGCACCCGCAGGTACTTATGCTGGATCTCCTGCTGGTGTTCCTATATCAACCGAAGTATGTGTTACTACAGGAGGTGAATATGACTTAGTTATAGAAGATTCTTTTGGTGATGGTTTATGTGGTCCTTGTGCTACTAATAATCCTAACCTTGTTACAGGTAATGTTGAAATTTTAGATTGTGATGGAGAAGTATTATGGAGTCTTTTAGACGAAAAAGAAGATGGTAACTTTGGATACAACATAACTTCAGCTTTAGTTTCCCCTTCTACTTCCTGTGGGTTAATATCAGTAATAGCAGGATGTACTGACCCAGCTTATGTTGAGTATAACCCAGAAGCTACTACTTTTTTAGCAGGGTCATGTGTAACACCTGTAGTAGTAGGTTGTACAGATCCTACTCAATTCAATTTCAACCCTGAAGCTAATACTGAAGAAATTATAGAATCTTGTGAGTTTACTTTGACTATTAAAGATGGTGTAGGTGATGGTTGGTTTGGGAGTTGGTTAGGAATATATCAGCTCGGTACAATATTTAATTCACCCCAATACCAAATGGGTCCTAATGATGGTACCGAATTATCATTTGATATATCTGGTTTAGATGCTACTCAACCTGCATATTTTTACTTTTTTGTAACACCTCAATCTATAGGAACAGCCCAACAGTGTGGGTTCACTTTAACTAACTCTAATGGTGATGTTATCATCGATGTTCCTTTCTTTAATATAATTCCTTTCATTAATGAAAGTGGTTGGTATAGGTATGAAGTAACTCCTTACTGTGGTAATACTTGTATTCCTTACATAGAAGGATGTACAGCCCCAGCAGCAATTAATTATAATGATGAGGCTAACACTAATGATGGTAGTTGTATATACTTCCCAGGATGTACTAACCCTGCATATGTTGAGTACTCTGAAGAGGCTGATGTAGATGATGGTTCCTGTTCAACATTAGTCGTATTTGGTTGTACAGATCCGGATGCTTTTAATTTTGATGAAGAAGCAAACACAGATAACGATGGTTGTATTCCCAAAATATTTGGTTGTACTAATCCATTAGCTTTTAATTTCGATCAGAATGCAAACACTCCTGACGGATCCTGTATTGCAATTCAAGAGGGTTGTACCGATCCCTCAGCATTTAACTATGAAGAAAATGCGAATACCGATGATGGGTCATGTGTTGAAGTAATTTTTGGTTGTACATTAGATGGATCATTTAATTTTGATCCTTTAGCTAATACAGATAACGGATCATGTATACCTAAAGTTTTAGGTTGTATGGATGATACCGCATTAAACTTTAACCCAGATGCTAATATAGAAGATGGTTCATGTATTACTGCAATCTATGGTTGTACAGATTCAACAGCATTTAACTACAACGAACTAGCGAATGTCGATAATGAATCTTGTATTGAAGTAATAGAAGGGTGTATGGATCCATTAGCGTTAAATTTTGATCCATTAGCGAATGTAAACAACTTTGAATGTACAATCCCTGAATATGGGTGTACAGATCCAACGGCGTTAAATTTTAATGAATTAGCGAATGTTGATAACGGAACATGTATTCAAGTTGTTGAGGGTTGTACTAACCCTGAGGCTTTGAATTTTGATGAAAGTGCTAATGTAGATGACTTTAGTTGTATACTTCCGATTTACGGTTGTACTGACCCAACAGCTTTCAACTACAATGAATTAGCAAATATCGATAATGATTCTTGTGAAGAAGTAGTGGAAGGTTGTACTGACCCTGAAGCGTTGAATTATAACGAACTGGCTAATGTTGATGACTTCAGTTGTATATTACCTATATATGGTTGTACAGACCCCGAAGCGTTCAACTTTAATGAATTAGCAACTGTAGATAATGGTACTTGTATAGAAATTGTAGAAGGATGTACTGATCCTTCAGCTTTTAACTTTAACCCGGAAGCAAACACTGAAGACTTTAGTTGTGAACCATTCATTTACGGCTGTACAGACCCACAAGCTGCTAATTATGATGAAGAAGCTAATACAGATAACGGTACTTGTGAGACAGTATATCAAGGATGTGTAGATCAAACAGTCGAAAGTTATAATTTACTCGATCCAGTAAATTCACAATGTTTTGCGTGGGTACTAGATGTGTCACCTGATTGTTGTGATAATGAATGGAATACTGGTTGTCAATCACTATATGAATACTGTTTCGAAAATGGAGAGACAACAAATGTGAACGAAATACTCAATCAACAAATAATAGTATATCCTAACCCAACATTAGACATAATTAATTTCTCATCACAAATTAATTTTACAACATCTTTGTTCAATTCAATGGGACAGAAAATAATAGATCTAAATAATCCACAATTATTGGATATGTCCAAATATGAATCGGGGGTATATCAATTAATTATAGATGTTAATGGAAATCAATTCAGTAAAAAAATAATTAAACAATGAAAAAAATATTAATACTAAGTTTATTATTGATACCTTTTGTAAGTTTCGGACAAACAAAAGAAGAGTCTAACTTCAAAAAGAATCTAAAAAAGAATCTTAAGTTTGCAACCTTATATACTGCGGTAACTGGAAATAATTCACTAGCTGATGTGAATACATATTCCTTATTACCTGATGGTAGTTTAGAGTATGGTTCAGTACAAACTCCATTTGATTATACTTTAGCATTTGGTGTTAGAAAGATTGCAAGATTAGGATACGAAAATAGGAAAAATGTATTTTACAATGGTACTGAGACATCTGTTTCAGATGCAGCTACAGTAGGAAGAATAAAAGGATTAGAATTTTTATTTGAAGCTGACTATAAAAGACAACAAGGTAATTACTTTGTAGATCAACAACATTTTTTAAGATATGTACATGACCATTGGATTTTAAAAGGTGAATATGTACAGGACGGTTTTGCCGATATTAAATATTTTGAGTCTTCACAAAGATATAGATACAATGTTGGGGAAAAATTATCATTCAATGTCGGTTTAGTACAAAGATTCTCTGAACCTTATGGATTTAACCCTCTATCCGATCTAGTCGGGGCTGATTTTACTTTAGTGGCTTTAGATGAAGGGTACTATAGTAATTTTGAGGGTCAATGGTTTGATATTGATGATAATCAAGTGGCGGACAATAGTGAAATTTGGAGAGGTGTTGTGTTACCTGACGTATTGAACAATTATGTTGAACAAGAAAGATCACAATTGCCAAATCAATGGAATCATTCATTGGTTTTAGGTTATGACTACTATCATTATACTAAAGACTTATGGTTACACTCTTGGGCCAGTGCATTACCATTACACGTCAGTAGTAAGAACGAATTTTCATATACTAACTTTATTGAAGGAAATCAGTGGTTTGATTACACCGCTGGTTTAATTTTTGGATATAAAATTAATAAAAGTTTGGGTGTTTTCTTGGAAGGAAAATATCACAAATACTGGAATCGTAATTGGCATGACTTCTCAGTAGGATTCAATTACGTAATAATATAAATAAACTCGAATTAAAATATAAACGACATGGGATTCAAAGACATTTTTAAAGACGAAAACGACATAAACGAAAAGTCAGTTGTAGGTTTTTTGTCATTCGCAGTTATGGTAGCAATAGCTTTAATTGATACTATCACTGGTTGGTTAGGACGTGATTTACTTATAAATGAATATATATACAATTCATTTGTAATAGTTACACTTGGAAGTTTTGGTATTGCAGGTATAGAAAAATTTGCAAAAAAATGAAATTAAACGATGACACTAGTTTTGGAATTAATATTAAATGGTTAATTCAAATTATTGTTGGTGTAGGAGGAGCAGTTTGGTTGTATTTTACAATTATGTCTGCTCTTACCCATCTAGAAATGGAAACTCTGAGGCATAATCAAGAAATAGAACTTAATTCAGAATTTCGTATTAAATGGCCAAGAGGTGAAATGGGCTCACTTCCCGATGATGCTGAACAAAATTTAAGACTTAATCATTTGGAAAGAGACATAGAACATCTTGAAATATTAGTTGATGAATTAAGACAAAAAAATTGTGAATAAAAAAAGGACCTCAATTGAGGTCCTTTTTTTTATTCTCCTAAGTATTCCATAAGATCTTCTTTCGAAGGGTGACTCAAGATCGAGTCACAATCAGTACAGATATACATGTAAGATTTTAAATTATCAATAAATTTAATTTTTCTTGTTTCATGACAACACATTCCTTGAATGCATTCTTTTTCCTTTTCGAGTTTTTTGATTTCAGTATTGATACGATTAATTTCTTGAACATATTCCATAATAAATTACTTTTAGTTTATGAACTGACTCGTTCTGGTGATCCACTATTTGACCACTTTTTTGAATTCGATCTAATGATCGAATCTATGTTTAATTTGTACCTAACATGATTATAAATATCAAATTGAAAGTCTTTTTTCGATAAAAATAAGATTTTCCTATCGAAAATCTTTGAAACAAAATCTACAAACTTCATATTTTTATAGTTTAAATTGTATTCAATAAAGATAAATTAATTTTACCAATAAAACAAATTTATTATCTAAATATTTATTTTTAACCATAAAAAATTAAATTTAAAATAAAAAATGGACTTTATTAATAGTTGGAAATCTCATAGTAAAAAAAATAAAATTGATATTTTTGTGAGATTAGGAAAAATTACATTTCTAGAAATATTTTATAATTTTAATTGTACTTCTGAAAATTGCTTGAAATTTAGGTTTATGTTTCTTAACTTTGGAGTACAAAAATTAAATAATTAAAATATTCAAAAATGGGAAAAGTTATTGGAATTGACTTAGGAACCACTAATTCATGTGTATCAGTCGTTGAAGGTGGTGAACCTATTGTTATTGTAAATAAAGAGGGAAAACGTACAACCCCTTCAATCGTGTCTTTCAAAGATGGTGAAAGAATTGTAGGTGATCCAGCTAAAAGACAATCAGTTACAAATCCAGAAAATACTATCTATTCAGTAAAACGTTTCATTGGTAGTAGTTTTAAAGAGGTGTCTAGAGAAGCTAAGAAGATGCCATATAAAGTTGAAAAGTCTTCGAAAGGTTCCGTGAATCTTGTCATAAACGATAAGAACTATGTTCCACAAGAAATTTCTGCAATTGTACTTCAAAATCTAAAAAAGACTGCTGAAGATTATCTAGGTGAATCGGTAACACAGGCAGTAATTACTGTACCGGCTTATTTCAATGACGCACAAAGAAATGCGACTAAGGAAGCTGGTGAAATTGCAGGGTTGGAAGTTTTGAGAATTATCAATGAACCAACTGCAGCATCCCTTGCTTACGGTTTAGGTGATGATAAAGATCGTAAAGTTGCCGTTTATGATTTGGGTGGAGGAACTTTCGATATTTCTATTTTAGAAATGGGTGACGGAGTTTTCGAAGTACTCTCGACAAATGGTGATACTCATCTGGGTGGTGACAACTTCGATGAAGTTATTATCGATTGGTTGATCGAAGAATTCAAGAAAGAAAGTGGGGTTGATGTATCGTCTGACTCAGCTGCATTACAAAGACTAAGAGAAGCCGCTGAAAAGACTAAGATCGAACTATCTTCTACCAGTTCTTCTGAAGTTAACTTACCTTATCTTTCAGCCGATCAATCCGGACCAAAACACTTGGTCAGAACGATCAAAAAAGCTGAATTCGAAAGAATGATTGAGTCTTTAGTTAAAAATACTATTTCACCTTGTCGTAAAGCATTGAAAGATGCTAAATTGAAAGTTTCCGATATTGATGAAGTAATCTTGGTCGGAGGGTCTACTAGAATTCCTGCAATTCAAGAGGCTGTAGAAAAGTTCTTTAAAAAACAACCTTCTAAGGGAGTAAATCCTGATGAGGTAGTTGCTATGGGTGCTGCGATCCAAGGAGGTGTATTGGCCGGTGATGTAAACGATGTTCTCTTGTTGGATGTTACACCTTTATCACTAGGTATCGAAACACAAGGTGGAGTCATGACTAAACTTATTGATTCGAATACAACGATTCCTACGTCTAAATCACAAACATTTTCAACAGCAGTAGATAATCAACCAACTGTTGACATTCATGTATTACAAGGTGAAAGACCTATGGCTATGGATAATAGAACACTAGGTAGATTTCAGTTAACTGACTTACCACCTGCACCTAGAGGTATCCCTCAAATCGAAGTAAGTTTCGATATAGATGCTAACGGTATCATTTCAGTAACTGCAAAAGATAAGGCCACAGATAAACAACAAAATATTAAGATTGAATCTGGAAGTAGTCTTTCTGATGAAGAAATTGAAAGAATGAGACAAGAAGCTTTGGAAAATGAAGAATCCGATAACCAAAAGAAACAAGAAGTTGAAAAGTTGAATATGGTTGACAGTACTATTTTCCAAACTGAAAAACAAATTTCAGAATTCGATGATAAATTGACTGAAGAAGATCGTGAATCTTTGACTGCTAAACTTGAAGAGTTAAAAAAGGTTTATGAAGAAAAGGATTTCGAAAATATGGATGATTCCCTACAATCATTAAACGAGACATGGGCTGGTATATCTACTAGATTGTATCAAGAGACATCATCTGATGAGACTGAAGATGTTGATGATGTAGAGACTACCGATGTCGAAGTAGAAGAAGTAAAAGAATAAATTATGGATAAATTAAAAACAATTTTTGCAAAAGTAGTTGCTTGGGTTGACACGAAAGGTTTCTCAGCAGTTGCGTCATTAGGTATCGGTTTGGTACTTTGGATCTTAGGATATAAAATTTATGCTGGAATAGCATTTGGTGTATTCTTAACAAGAAACTGGGATATCTTGAGAGGACTAATGAAAAAATAATTAAAAACCTCCTTCGGGAGGTTTTTTTTTATACCATATTTATTCATATGGACGAAAAAAAACAGTTTGAAAAAAAGTATGTAGCTCTGGCAAAAGCTTTAGTACCACAATCAAATAAGTGTATCATTGAAGTTGATGTCGAATTTCCAGATTGGGCACGTGATGGATCTGATGGTATTAGACCTTTTTATGAAATTTACGTGAATGATAATTGTGGACCCTCTGGTGGAATGAAGTCAATTGCGATAAGGGGTGATGTTTTAGGTTACGTTTGGGCTTTTCATAAAGAATATTTTCCCAAGATTGAATTTGATACGGAATTCCGTAATGTTGCCATTAATTTTGTTTGAGAAATTTACTCATTTCTTTTCCGAGTTTGATACCTACTTCAGAATCTGTCGGATAATGAGCTCTTGCTATATTTCTTGATAGGGAAATGTCTTTAGATATTTGATCTAACTCACTTTGCAATTCAGGGTAGTAATGAGACAAAAAATCACTAATTAGTTCACCTTGTGTTGAATGTCCAGACGGAAAAGACGGTGTACCCATACTATCCAACTTTACAAGGTGTTTTTTATCAGTAAAGTCCCATGGTCTTGGTCGATCATAGAAATTTTTTAAATCCTTAATTATTGGGACACTGTCTTCTACTAATTTATTCACAGTCTTTTCAGGAAACTTTATATTTTTTTTATCAAAAAGATCTTTAAAACAATTGATTACATCATCATTATATATGACATAATCTTTATTAAAAGGTAACGAATTTAGAACTTCAATCTCATTATCGAAATCTGGTGATCCGGTTTCTGGAAAACTAAGATCTTTAAATGAATCATAATTAAATTTTTTAAAAATATTCCCCATTACTTTAAGAAAAAAATTACTAAGTTTAAATTATGAATAACTATGATTTATTGATTATTTATTTTGGATCTGGATTGATAGTATGTGGTGTCTTGGATTTTTTTGTCTATCTCACAGGTAATAGACTAAACAATTCTGAAAGAATAACAATAATGGTTTTATGGCCCCTTATGTTATTAGTATTTATGTTTTCTTTTTTCTCTGGAATGTTTAATGATGACTCATTTTAAACATTATTGAAAAAATAACTCAAAACATTATTTTTTAATGTATCACTTTCTAATTTGTTCAAACCTTTCAACAGATGGTTCAAAACCTTTAACTTATCTTTACCCATAGTGATCACCTTATCTTTGTTCTTGTGCTCTTCATCTTTCCAGAAGTGCATTTTACAAGAATCTCCATCAGTTTCGAAATTAGTAGTACCATTCGGAAGGTAGTCATCAGTCAAATCATATTGATCACCCATTAAAACAAATAAGTTTCTTAGATCTTCATCAGTAACGTTATCTCTGGAAACTCCCTGATAACCCTTATTATTCATTTCAGGTGAGACATCAATTTGTTCTTTCAAATAATGTCTACTAGTGGCTTTTTTATGTAGATTCAAGATTTCGTCTCTCTCATTAAGTGTTGGTTTATATTCCTTTTTCATTTTCTTTCTTTTTCAATAAATATTACAAAGTTGGATATTGTGTAAACCACTCTGGGGTAGATCTATTTTTCCACTTAGAAAAATCTTTCTTTTCACCGATATAATAATTTCTATAGGACTTAACCACAGAATCTACTTTATACTTTTCCGGCATTGCTTTTGGTGGATCTGTAAAATCTTCGTCAGGTAATTTCGGATAGTTAATAATACACCATTCGATCACATCTTGAGATTTATGTCTTCTTCCGTATCTAAAAGTATACTCTTTTGACAACTCAAGACCTAATTCACACAACCAAAAATAGTTTGATAAATTTTTTCTCGCCCAAATAGCACATGGATGATTTTTGTGTGATAATTTATAGGGAATATCTAAATCACTATTTACCATGTGATGAACTCCACAAAGTAGCTGTGCAGATTCTAAAATCATTTTTACAACATGTTTATCGTTGTGATATTCAGCACATTTTTTTACGTCTTGATCGAGTACAAAGATGTTCATAATAATAAATATGGTGCGCCTGGTAGGACTTGAACCTACGACCAATTGATTATGAGTCAACTGCTCTGACCACTGAGCTACAAGCGCATTTTGCGGAGGATACTGGATTCGAACCAGTGCATCGTTACCGATGACGGTTTAGCAAACCGCTCCATTAACCACTCTGGCAATCCTCCTTTGTTGTTAGTTCTTCTTCAATAATATCAATAATTAAATTGAAAATCAAATCTTCATTAGAATTTTCGATAAATTCATGATTAAATGATTGAATAGAACTATTCAACTTTTTTTTGATATTTTCTCTATCTAACTTCATACAAAATTGAAAATTAAATTGATGATGATCATTAAGAAAATACCCACAAAACCTACAAACGTCATCTTATTACTAAATTCTGTTTGACTTTTTCGTCTACCTTGATTCATATAACAAATATAATCAATTATTCCTAGAATTACTACTATTTCTTGGTTTTTTTTCTACCGATGGTGAATTAGGTCTCGTTGTAGACCCCACACCTCTCTGTCCGTTTATATCTCTTGTCTTATATTCATTTGGACCTAAAGTATTACCATATTGATCTTTATTACGACTATTTTCAATATTTTGACCAGACCAAATAGATGGTCTTTTAGATATTGTAACGTTTTGAGGTTTCGTTTCAGGATTTATATAGTAATAATTGTATTGGTTTCCATAATAAGGGGTAAATCTATTATAACCCCAATAATATGGTGATACATTGTTACCACTATTGTCAAAAAATGTGTAATTATTTGGTAAATCACAATTAAAATCAGAGTATAATTCGTCACATTGATAAGTCATCAATTCAGGATTTATACATCCAATCAGTAATGGAAATAAGTAAAATAGTTTTTTCATCGGAAAACAGTTATGTGACCTACTTTACGAACGTCTTTAATAGGTTCATAAGTACGACCTCTTATTATATAAGTATAAACTCCATCAGATACATAATACTCACCTCCTTGAAAACTTATATCCCAATAATCTGCGGGATTATTTGTTTCCCAAACTTTATTACCCCAACGATTAAATATAATCACTTCCCAAAAAAACCAACACTCTTCAGGGGTAACTGGGAACCATACATCATTAACTCCATCATTATTAGGGGTAACAGTATTGGGAACATAAAGAGGTGGATCATCACATTCATATTCACATGATCCATCATTAACAATTGCCCATTCTTCATAATTCAAAGCTTCTGGATCAGTACAACCAGAACAAGTTGAGTTGTTTCCTCCACATATACCACATAAATCATATTCGTTGAAGTTACAATCACAATCACCTTCAGGTATATTATAACAACCACATTCATATATTGCTCCGGGACCTCCACAAATACCACATTCATCTAAAACGTTCCCATCACAATCACAAGCACCTTCCGGTATATCATCACATCCACATTCATAGATAGCCCCTGGACCGTCACACACTCCACATTCGTCTAAAACATTTCCATTACAATCACAATCACCTTCAGGTATATCATTACAACCACATTCGTATATTGCTCCTGGTCCATTACATACTCCACATTCGTCCAAAACCGCATCACCACCACATTCACCTAAACAATCAGGATATTCACAACTACCATCTTCTACATTAGCTTTAGAGTTATAATTACAAGCTGTTGGGTCTGTACATCCAGATTCGAATGGAACACAAGAACCATCATCACAGGTTGCATTTGGATCATAATTGAAAAAATTTGGATCAGTACAACCTTCGATACATTCAACTGTAACAATAATGAAATACTCACCGAAATTATTGGTGAAATTCAATTCATTAAGATTATTATTACCTAAAACATCAATTACGTTTATTTGTAACAATCCCAGAGGAAAATCATTAGGATCTGTACTGAATTGAATTGTAATTTCTTGACCTGGATTCAGATTATTACCACAATATATATTTCCTAAAGTAACTTCATCAACACAAAAAGAAGTTGCGACTGCATCCCCTACATTTGTCAATGTTAATGACCAATCAATCATCGGATCACAAATAAATTGTGTACAATATTGAGTATTTGTTAATGATGTAATTTCAATATCAGGATAATCATATTCACAACTTCCATCATCTAAATTTGCGTTTGGGTCATAATTATTTGCAATTGGATCTGTACAACCTAGGTATTCACAACTTCCATCATCTACGTTTGCGTTAGGATCATAATTATCTGCAACATCATCAGTACAACCCAAAAATTCACAAAAATCTTCACAGGTCGCATTAGGATTAAAATTAGACGCTAAAGGATCCATACAACCTAGAATACAAACAGGAGGTGCTGGGAGGACTATACAGTACTGATTGTTTGATGAATTAATATCATCAAAATTTACAACATCCATATCAACACATAGAGTATCACCTTCTTGCCAAGTTAATTCTTGGTTTATAGTATTTATTACATTTGATACTCCTGGTTCAAGGATAAAATCAAGAAAATCTTGACCTAATCCGTAAACTGAATTGACACTTGTAAATGTATCAGTTGAATGCTGATAAGAATAGTTTTCAATCGGTAAATCTCCGACATTAGTATATTGAACATGAAATCTAATTCCTGGTGAACAACTATCACCAGAATTAAAGATATTACAACTCGAATTTACAACCCAGACACTGTCCACTTGTATATCGTAATACAAACAACTACCATCATCTTCCTCGGCATTCGGATTATAATTTTCAGCATTTACATCGGTACAACCTGGAATTAGACATGGATCCCAAATAAAATCTTCAGGTGATGTGAATATTAAAGTATCATTCGAATTATTATTATCAAACGGAACTACATTATTTACTACAAACATTATTTCTGTAATCTCACCGAAAATAAAATTATTTTCAGGATTAATTGGGATATAAGCAAAGTCTTGAAAATCACCTGGTGGAATTTCTAACCAATAAAAATCTTCAGTATCGTAATCATATGTATTTACTAATGTATTATTAATATGTAATTCTACCGAGTATGAATCTGCTGTCACATCTCCCTCATTAATTAGTGAATAAGAAGGATCAAATCTCCATTGATTTGGTGGAAGACCTTCATAATTACAATCCCAACCAATTGATATATTACTGAAAGTTAAATCTGTATAAATACATGACCCATCGTCTACCTCAACCCATGGATAGTAGTTATATGCGTTAGGATCTGTACAACCTTCAGTCAGACATTGAGCGTATAAAATACCTTCTGTACCAATTTGAATTGTATTATCAGAACCCGGTATTTCACCATCAATACCAGAAAGAACTGCAGTTATATTTTGTAAAGGAATATCGAAGTCGAAGTCTGAAGCCCATAGAGTATCATTATACTGATACTGAAACACAAAATTAGGTAAAATTAATTCATTAAAAGTTTCACTATAAAGTACTCCTTCGTCAGTATTATAGTACAAAGTAACAGTGAATTCGTCGAATGAAACATCACCAAAGTTATGGATATTAAATGATGGTATGAAAAACCAATCTAATGTATCTACAACATTAGCTACACATCCATATTGCATTTGTATATAAGGTATTGCACCATCGATCTCGAAACAATCACCTAATTGGTATATATTGTTGTAAGGTGTAATGTCGGGATAAGTGTAACCATTATCGTATTGATCAATACAATTATCTTCACCATCGTTAAAACCATAAATTGAATTCGAACAATTTATTTGCCAAATTGCAAGTTGAAGACATCCAGTATCAAAATAACCTAGACTATCAACTGTGTTTAAACATGAATCATTGAATGCCCCTACAACAAAAGCATCATCTAAATGAAAAATCAGAGTATCTCCAGTATTGAGTAAACCATCCTCACCTAGATATGCAGTACTATCATTCCATAAAGGAGTATTAGGAAAATAATTTTGTAATACAAATCCTGGATAATTATATGCCCCAGGTAATCCACAAGCAAATTCATCCTGTTGTAAATCTTGAGACGTAAAACTTAGTATAAAAGAATCTATAACGTCATCAGTCAAATCATTTGGATTACAACCAAATCCATTATTTACTGCTATGGTGATCTCTAATGTCTCCACATCGTAGTTAAGTATTTCTAAGTCACACTGAGCATAGTTGCTACTTACAATTGAAAAAATTGCAAGTAATGTAAGTAATATATTTTTCATTTTTTAAAGTTCTTCAATCCGTTTGGCCTTATCATCAATTACAAGGTCAAAGTGCGGTTTCGGATTTGGTGAGGTTCCTGTAACCAAATCGTGATACTTGCACCCCCACCCGTCTAATTGCTTCTTAGTATATTCTGTATAATCATAACCAGAAATTGATCCTCTTGCAGTCCAATAAACTATTTTCCAACCACTATCATAGAGTCTATTTATTTTATCGATGTTCTCCCTAATAGGTCTTGCTAAATCGTATTTCCTAATACTCTTGTAATCGCAGATAGTTTCGTCAATATCTACGAGTGCGGTTTTTTGTTTACCTGATGAGGTAAATCTTTCTGATATATGAAAATTCATTGTTTTCGTTTTTACAAGAATAATTACTTAATCCCATAAAATCAATATACCTTAAAAAAAAAGTGCCCACGAAAGGACTCGAACCTTCACGTCTTTCGACACTAGTGCCTAAAACTAGCGTGTCTACCAATTCCACCACATGGGCATTTGCGCTTCCTCTAGGGCTTGAACCTAGGACCCTCTGATTAACAGTCAGATGCTCTAACCAACTGAGCTAAGGAAGCTTAATAAAATTAAAATTCATTAATTTTATCACACAAGTAATCTATCTCTTTATCAGACATAAATGGATGTATAGGTAAACTAACCATTTTTTTACTAAATGTCAAAGATCTAGTATTACTTTTTTCCACAATATCTTTATATGGATCCATTTCTTCTATACAGATTGGATAATGTAACCCCCACTGTATCTTACATTCATCTAAATGTTTGGTAAATTCTTCTCTATCATCCACCAAAATGGGATATATGTGATGTACTGGTTTACAGTGTTCAGGTGTAGTCGGTAAAGTCACCTTATCATTGTTAATTTTTTCTTCGAATTTTGACACTACTAGTCTTCTGGACTCATTCCATGCCTCAATGTATTTTAATTTTTCATCTAAAATAATAGCTTGAAGAGTATCCATTCTATGATTACTACCTTTTATTTCGTGTACATATTTTTTTACTGATCCTAAATTCCGTAATCTGAGAAGTCTTTGATAGATTTTCTCGTCATTTGTAGTTATAATCCCAGCATCACCAGCTGCACCTAAATTTTTTCCAGGATACAATGAAAATGCCGATACTTCTCCAAAACTACCTGTTGGTTGATCTTTCCAGGTTGCACCATGAGATTGTGACGAATCTTCAATCATTAAACAATTATATTTAGATTTTAATTCCATCATTTTATCCATATTACATGTGTAACCATAAAGATGTACTGGAACTAAAACTATATGATCATAATTTGTTCTATTTTTCATTAGAAATTCATTTAAAAGATCGGTATCCATTTGATGATAGATATCACAATCGATAAGTTTGAAATCTGCTTCAGGATATGCCTGTTCAGGTCCGAAAAGTGATGCCACATATGTATTCGCAGGAATAACAAAACATATATTACCTTTCAAATCTAATGACTGAGCAGATAATTTTAGTGCATCAGTACCATTTGAAACTCCAACAGCATACTTAGTCCCTACATAATTAGAAAAATTAGTCTCAAAACTTTTTACTTGTTCACCTAAAATAAAGTTTGAACGTTCAAATAAATTATCGAGACCTTCCAGTGTTTTTTCCTTTATTGCTAACCATTGTTTGTTTAAATCGTTAAATTTTACAATCATTTTATTAAGTTTAAATTTTTATCGAGATTCTAAATTATTAATAATGTCTAAAGTAAGTTTTCGATTTTCAGCGAAATCGAAATTACTATCTAAGAATACATTTATACTACGCTCTAGTGGAGAATAACTGTCATAGGTTACTTGTTTACCATTTAATTCTAGAATAGATTTTGAATCATCCCAAAACAAAAAAGATCCATCATAAAACTCTATTACATAGTCTCTATTTTTTTTACCAAATTCCCAACTAGTATTTATTTGAACAGAGGTTTGTTGTGAGTTAGTAGAATCATCAAAAACCAGTAGACCTATACTACTATCGTTTTGAGTTGAGTATTCCCATCTTTTGAAGTCAATCCATTTTATTTCAGATGGGTCACTTTCAAACCAGTGAAGTGCAATTGATAAATCATGTGATGAAAGATCAAGTTTAGCATCAACGTCAAATCTTTGTGGTCCATAATTTAATCGATTACATATGATAGTTTTAGGGTTCCCTTTTTCTTTGAATATTTCTTTTATCTTATTGACTGCAGGGTTAAAAGTGAAAATCCAATCTACAAAAATTTTTGTGTCATAAGTATCACATAAACTATATAGAACTTCAGTAGATGATATATTATTAGTAAGTGGTTTTTCACAAAAGATATCTATTTTATTTTCCACAAAAAACTTACACACTTCGAAGTGTGTTGATGTAGGTGTAATTACAAATACCTTATCTCGGTCTAATAAATCTTCTAATTGTGAAGTCACAGGGAATTTAAAACCTAATGTTCCCCAATCAATTTCACACTTATCAAAAATTTTTATATCCTCATAACCTAAGTTAACTAAATTTTTAAGTATAATTTTACCCCAATAACCTAAACCAACGATTCCAATTTTCATATCAATAAATTTTACCTTTTAAAATCAGATCTATTACCAAGATCCTTTATTTCTTTATTCGAATAATAACTAGACTCTGATTCGTTTTGAATCAATGAATTATCATAGGCATATTCTATTTTACTTATAACGTCTTTGAATAGTAACCAACCATAATCAAGCGATTTACGATATACGTCACCAACTTCTTCTATTTCTGGGTATATAGGATAGGTAAGTTTTCCGATTATAGGTCCATCATCGATTCCTTCCGTTATTTCATGGATTGTTATTCCATGATATCTCTCATTATTTTTGAGAGCCCAATTTATAGGTCTCACACCTCTATACTTCGGAAGAGGTGCATTATGTAAATTTATAATTTTTTCACATTTATCGATAAACTCTTTTTTGATTATTTTACCATAAAAAATTGAAATACCTAAATCGAATTTATGGTTTTCGTCTAAATCTCTAAAATCTCCTGATTCTATGTAAGGTACTTTATTTTCTATACACCAATTTTGTAAAGATCCTGTCCATGTCGGTTCAGGTTTATCAGGTATGACTAAAGATAGATTAAAGTTTTCTTTACAGTATTCGGCAACTTTAATACTCAAATCACCTTTACCTAATAATACTACATTCATAATAATTCTATTTTACTTTTTATTAAGTTAATCCACCAATTACAATCTAACATTTCTTTATTAAAAGTTTTTTCTTTTAATTTTTGAATTTCATTTTTTAAATACTCTAAATCACTTAATTTTTGTATATCTTCGATTAAAATAACTGGAAAATTATGATGGAGTCTATCATACATAACCTTATTAAAGGTTAATGGAATTCTATCCATGTACAATGCTTCATATATCCTATGATTGTCTCCTGGACCATTGCCTTGTGCACATACAATTAATTCATAATCAAGACATGTATCAAAAAAATCCTCAACAGATAAGTTAGGCTCCTGCCAATCAATAAAATCAGTATTTATACTTATGGATCTTACAGAATTTCTATGGTGTGGATTTGTATTGACTCTAAAATTCGAATACGCAAATTTTGACGGATCTCTAAAGGGTTTATTGGAGATAAATTCATCTTTAATTTTAACTCTTTCATACCCTATACCATGACCAGGTCTCTTAGAAAATTCATAATTTTCAATACCTAGGGGTAATGTTATGACTCGTTCATCTTCAACTAAGGCATTCTGTGCAAACCAAAACTTAACATTTAAGGGTAAATTATTAAGAATATTTCGATCAATAACATAATCTGAATTTCCAGATATTAAAATTACATTATGACTTAAGGTTTTTATGTATTCAAAATCAGATTGTAAAAAATCAGTTTTACAAAAAAAAACTTTTACTCCGTCATGTAAATCAGAGAATTTATTAATTTGTATTGTATTCATGTCATACTCTTTCGAAAACAGCGAATCCATTTCTATCGTTGCTCTTAATTATACAATTTAACGTGTCATCATTATCACACTCGTATAATATTTTACTTGTCTTATCAACCTTAGTATCATCAAGTAACACAATTTTAAATTTCTCTTTTAATAATTCCCATTCTAGATAAGTTGCAAATTCACCACCATCTAAAAGTATTAAGTCATAATCTTGTATAATTTCTTCTGATATATCTGGGCAATTATCATAATCTAACATATCATTGTTATGCCATGTAAGTTTCTGACCTTTTAAGTTCAAGGTATCAACATATTTCAAATATTGATCCTTATCTATAATTCTACCAAATTTCAGAGTAACATGTTCTTTGAAATCTTTCAAATTATTCTTAGCAATCTCGAAAAAGGTTTTATTAGTTTCTAAACTGATAAAAGATGGGTTATAACTAGGATCTTCATTTTTTACTGACATGATACCATCAATGAAACATTTTGTAGATCCCAATCCTTTCCATGTTCCGATTTCTAATATTTTCAATGGTTTTTTTTCTTTAACCATTTGAATAATAATATTTCCAAAACCTGTATCTGGTTTTATTTGTCCTTGAACTCCTGAAGTATCCATTTTTACTTTGTTTTGTAATCAGATAATGAATCCAGTAATTCATTAACATTATTTATGTCTTTAACTAGACACATTCCCTCACATTGTATACACTTTTCACCATTATTGATATACTGATCCAGAGGACACTTATATTCTAAACCACACTCACATTCACATAGATGATAATTAATAGGTCCATTTATCGAACCCTCATCTGTAACTACAACTTGATGTGTATTTTGACTATCGGAACATGATAAGAAAAAAAACATCGAACAGATCAAAAATATTCTATTTTTCATAATTTTTAATTATTGGTCGACTCATATGTTTTACAAATGGAACCAAATCAGTGATTTGAGCGGCATTGTATCTGACAATAAGTCTATTTTTATGTTTATTATTTGAATCTAAAAATAAAACACCAAATAATATAATCAACAGGGTTTGTAATATAAATTTTTTCATTACCAGTTTTTAATAATATTAAGTACAATAAGTAAATTTGTGATGACTGCTTGTAAGATTAATAAGGTTCGTATAAAAGCAACTTTATCACTAATCTTATTATCCTTTTCATTAGCCTTAGTACCTAAAGATTTTGCCCACAACTTCCAAAATCTTGTATAAGTGGTCCCTGCCGGATTCGAACCAGCGACCTTCTGGGTGTAAACCAGATGCTCTGAACCAACTGAGCTAAGAGACCTTTTATTTTTTTTCATGCTCCAATGTCAACAAAGAATCAATATAACGTTGATTCGATAAAAATACACTATCAGATAAAATTATTTCATCTTTAGTAAAATCTAATTGTTCACCAAGGATTTCAATCTTAGTATCTTGATTATCACATGAGATCAAAAAAACAAAAGAACATACTGTAATAATTTTTTTCATTTCATAAAATTTAGTAACCCCGCTGGGATTCGAACCCAGGACCCTCTCATTAAAAGTGAGATGCTCTGCCAGCTGAGCTACGAGATCAGATCCGCCTCCCTACAACACCTTACTCATATCGTAAGAATATTATAGGGACACTTACATTCGTCCAATGTCAAGGAGTTTAGTTCTGTTCAGGGTGACTAAACGCACCCCACTATCTGACGGTAACTTACCAACATACCGACTCGTGCCGTATGTGTCTGAAATTACTCGTGAGATAGGTTTCCCATCCATGGGCGATTAGACCCTGATGGTAGTTACATGTTGACTAATCTCATGTAACAGCTTGTGGGGGTAGATGGACTCGAACCACCGATGTCAGAGACGGCTGATTTACAGTCAGCTGCAATAGCCACTATGCGATACCCCCTAGAAAAGGTCAGACAATACTGGAGACGGGCCCAGTGAACCGAATACACGTACTCGGAAGGGCCTTTTTACTCACAAGTAAAGTCTGACCTGTTTTGGTATTGAACTTCAATACCGGCGTTTTCGAGTCGCCTATGAGCCACCAATAGGACTCGAACCTACGACCTGCTGATTACAAATCAGCTGCTCTACCAACTAAGCTATGGTGGCACACTAGTCTAAGACCTAACGTTGTGCTAATCCGGACCCATTTTAATACGATTGAGTCAACACGCTCACCTCACACGCAACTTTAAGATACGTTTGTAAGTCGATTTTCTAACTTATCCAGTCTTGAATCTATTGTTCTGTAAATTTCAGTGATCTCACCATCAATATTATGTCTAAATGAAGACATCTCATTATCGAAATTTGATGAACTAAAATCAAAACTGGTTTGAAAATCTCTGAGTTCTTTCTTTAGTTTGAACACACCAACGACTGAGTATAAAAACCCAACCGATACTATACCCAAAACAAAATACAAAAATTCCATGTGTTTTAAATTTTAAGGTTTATAGATGGAGAATTAGGTGAAGAGATAAGTCAGTCTCTTAAGTACGTCCAACTTTATTTTTTTCAGGTAACATACATCCGGAATACAAGAGAGTTGTTAACTCCGCATATTTCACGTTCATGTCCACTTCACAGGTGTTGGCAAACCTGATTGAAGTTCACTGAGTCAGACAGTAGACTTTTAGTGTCTCGTACAACTACATTTTTAGAATGCCCACAACAGAAAATAACGCTCGTTATCCCTGAAGCTACAATACTAAATATGTATGCCTTATCCCCCTGTCCAAGGGATTATTCAGCAACACCCTCCCGTGCGTGATCAGCGCGGTGGGATTTACCTCCATTTGTAGGGACGGAGGGACTTGAACCCCCGACCTTGACTATATAAGAGTCCTGCTCTAACCAACTGAGCTACATCCCCATATTGATAACTTATTTACTTATGTAGTAAGTGCAAAACTCGAAAACCCATTACGTCAAAGAACTGTACAAATATAAGTCAAAATCTTTATTCTACAAAAAATATGTAGAGGTTATTTCGTTACCAACGCAGCCATCATAGATGTTACTGGATTATGGTTGGACTTCCATTTATCCGACTTCATCCCTAGTCGGTGGATGAGGTTTCAACCTCTCAAAATTTTGTTTTCATCATCCCATTTCTTTTTATTATTGTAGATTCTTTTTTGTACACCATCAAAGATCGATAGTAGTAACATACCAGTAATCAGAATCCCAATTACAAATGAAATGACTATGAATCCAACTTCGAAAAGACTACTGAAAAAGTCTGTTATATCAAGTAAAAACATAATTTTGGTTTTAGTAGCCGGGGCGGGGCTCGAACCCGCACTCACCGTTCGGCGAAACAGATTTTAAGTCTGTCGTGTCTGCCAATTCCACCACCCGGCCATACTCATATTCGTAAATCAAAGAACACTCTGTAAAGATAAGACAACTTTTTTAAATCACCAAATCTTTTTTTTGTACACCCGATAGGATTCGAACCTATGACCGTCTGCTTAGAAGGCAGATGCTCTATCCAACTGAGCTACGGGTGCATGTTTTAAAGAACTCCAACAAAGATAAGTCAACTATTTCAAACTAACAAATCTTTTTGTCTTTTTTTTTTGAGGTCAGAAGTGGATTCGAACCACTGTAAAAGGATTGCGATCCTTCACCTTCCATTCGGACACCTGACCAATACTCAAAGAACGAGTACAAATATAAAACAAAAAAACCCTACTACAAAACGTAACAGGGTTTTTTTAAAAAAAAAGTATGATTACTGATTAACTACGTCGAATTGGTTATTATCAGCTCTTCTATTAATAGTAATAAAATAATCTGACAATTCTAAAACACCTGTAATTGATTCGTAAGTCCTACCATTCGTAAATCTAATCTTACTGATCGGTACAGTCTTGAATAAATTAACTTCACTTTCTCTAAGGTTGTACCAAGCGTTACCTTCACAATTAAACTTGTTCCAGGATGTTTTTGTAATCTTTTCACCGTTTTCGAAAAGAACAATCATTTCAACGTTTTCCACACATGATCCTAATCCGACTATTTTAGCCATGATACCATCGAATACGGGATCAGGGGAGTTGTATTTCCATGCCGATTCTATTCTAAAACCAGCATTGTTTTCGATAAATACTTGACCATCATCAGACCAATAAACTTTGTCTGACATTTCATCTACTATTTTAGTAAGTGTCTGTGAGTATGATGTTAATGCTATAAAAATACTAGCAATAATTAGTGATAATTTTTTCATTAGTAATATCGTTTTTTAATTTTATTTGTTACTTCCGTTTTAGGTATTATATAATGATAAACGTCATCTGTGTCTAAATCACTTATAGCGATATAAAAACGATGACCATGTAAATTCCAAACAGTGTTGACTGGTATACCGTTGAGTAACATTCGATCATCTATTTTGAATGCACCTCTGAGTAAACCCTTACCTACCACACATCTATCAATAATATAATTAAGTTCCTTTTCTTTTATGTATAATATATCCTTTTGTAATTCCTCACCATAAGGTAGAAGATTACCATATTCATCGATGTTAGGTTGACTCTGTTCTAAGCCTAACAATACCTCATAGTAACCATCATTGGTTTGTGAGATCATTGACAATGAACATAATATTGATAAAGATAATATTAATATTTTTTTATTCATCCTCATTTTGTTTTTGTCCAAAATAACTGAAATAATATTTATGTGGTGGGTATCCTAAATACATGTATGTCCACTGACCATAGTGTCTCAATCTTCCAGTTTCCCAAAATCTCCACTTCTGGTCTTCATCGTCAAATGACAAAATGTCTACATCGAATTCATTGTATGAGCCAAGATCATCTTCACCTTCTCTCATTTTTCCAATATAATTACAGAAATACTTAGCTTCACCAATATCATTTACCATCACGGTACCGAACATATCATCTCCTCCCTCAGAACTATAGAAGTCTACATTGAATACAAACTTCCATTCACGAGTACTACCATTATCGTAAATCCAATCACCATCGACAGATTTCCAACCTCTTAGTCTTTCGTAGGTCTTAGAAAAAGACCCTTCGATTTCTACATATTGACCATAAGAGTTAGAAATAGTCAAACATAGTAATAATAAACCTAATAATTTTTTCATTATTCGTCGGATTTAAATTTTTTAATTTTATTTTTTTTTGTTTTATGTTTTCCAGAATTATGATTTGGAATAAATCCACAATCACCACATTCTAGTTTATCAATTTCATAGTTGAAAACAAAATGAGTTGATCCACAAGCAGGACACACTTCCTGGTTCATCAAATGATCATCATCTTCGTAATCATCGTAATAGTTCATATGTTATGAGATTTCTACAACTTCCACATCGAAATTAAGAGTTTTACCCGCTAATGGATGGTTCATATCCAAAACGACCTCTTTATCTTGAATTTCCATAATTTTTGCGTTAACGGGCATTCCCTGTTGTGTTCTACCTTGTACCATTTCACCAACTTCGAATTTAAATTCTGGTGGGAAATTAGTTTTTTCAACCGGGATAAATGCTCTTTCGTCAACATTTCCATACGCGTCTTCGGGGGACAGATTCAAGGTCGTTTTTTCCCCAACGGATAAATCTAAAACTCCATCATCGAAACCTTTAATCATTTGACCTTGACCAACAGTAAACTCAATAGGTTCACCTCTCTTATAAGAATTATCAAATTCTTCACCATCTTCTAAAGTTCCTACATAATGAACTTTAACTTTATTTCCTTTTTCAATTTTCATATTGTATATATTTTTTCTTTTACTTTACTAGAGATTGGAATTGCATCTCCATGTTCATCAATCCTTACAAAAACAATATCAGTCGATAAAATTGTTTCTTGTTTTCCTGTATAGACATTGTGAGATCTAGCCTCCATGTATAATGTTACAGAAGTTTTACCAAATTGTCCAACTTTACCATAAATTTTTATTAGTTGACCTTCTTTTGCAGGTCGTTTAAAAACACACTCATTGATTTTTAGTGTAACCATATTTGTGGAATCGCATTTTTGTGCGGCCAATGATGCCGCTGACGCATCTAACCAAGCCAATAATTTACCACCAAAAAGGTTACCGTGAAAACCCAGATCACTTTTTTTAACTGGGTGTGTCGATATTAATTCCATTCTTAATTATTAATAAAAAATTCTGTCCAATCAATACCTTTCACATTTTTATTTTCAAAATAAAAACTAAAGGAATCATTATTTACTATAATAGTTTTTCTGAATGCGTCAGGTACTGTAGCACCACTATCTAATTCTTCACTTTCATCTGAAAAAATCACTTCAATAATTACTTTAACTTCTCCATATAAAAATGCTAAATCTCTCTCTAACCCTTCGAGGGATTTCCAGGGACCTCTATTTAGTGATTCATGTTGTAGACTACAATTTAAGTAACTAAATGTTTGTCTTAGAGTTTCTTCATTACATGAAAATGCTGCTGCAGGTGCCATATGACCTTTATCCCACACATTATTACGATAATCATCATTATCAGAAGTATGGACATTTTTATCTTTTACAAAGTCTAAACCAGATCTAGAAAATTTACCGTTTGTACATTTTACCAGATATTTGACTTTAAGGGGTTGTTCTAACTTTTCAGAATATGACACTTCGAACACATCATTTTTAATTTCAATTATTTGTGAATATGAAGTTAAAAATGAAAGTAGGGTGGGTATAAGTAAAATTAGTTTTAAATTATTCATTACCATGTAAATATATTTTTCTTGTAATTATATCACCGTTAGAATAATATTCAACTATTATGTAAATTCCAGGGGTTAGTGTTGCATCTTGATTAGTCTTTCTACCCATAATGTCATAAAATTCTTTATATATTATTTCTATGCAATTGGGATCTTTAATTTCTGTAATATTAGATACTTCACCATATGTTTGGTTTATCAAATCAAAAACCCATTCAGGAGGTGAATTGACTATTGTTTGTTCTGAACCGCAAACCGTTCCGTACACCTCTAATAAATCTAGAATATCATTTAAATCTATTTGTAAATCATTATTGAAATCAAATTCACTACATTCAATTAATTGACCAGGAGGTGTCGATAAAAATGTAAGTAAGTCTTGGATACCTACTGTTCCATCACCATCAAAGTCTCCTTGACATTCTACTGGAGGACAATATAAAGTACAAAAATCAACTTCTAGTATACTACCGTAGTCTAATTCGTCTAATTGAGATAGATCAAATATGATGTTCTCATTTACTATTATATTAATAAAAACATTATAATCTGCGTCACACACTCCGTCATTGTTGAAATCAAAAGCACACATACCATCACCGTTAGTATCAGTAATTATAAAAGTATAACACCCGTCAGGTAAACAAGAAGATTTTACAAATATTGAATCCTGTTGAAATGTTGACCAATTACCGTCATACATTACAACTTCTCCAGACTCATCTATTATTTCCCAATTAATTTCATTTGACCATACATCAGGACTTATGTGTACTTCAACCCAGTTTTGTTCAATAACTTCAACTACTTGTGTGATAGTGTTATTTCCCAAGAATTCATCTAAATCATATAATACTTCAGCTTCAATTATACCATCACCTAAAACAAAATCATTAATGGGTATTAAAACAAATCCTGAAGGTTCGATAGTTGGTACATTATACTGAGTATTATTAACTAATAAAGTTACTCCTTCAGCGGGTTCTCCACCAAAATTGTTTATTTTAACATTGAAGTCTATAGTTTCTAAACACCAATCTGAAGGAACTGTTATAGATGTTATACCAACGTCCTTAGAAGTAGGTGATTGACAAGATACATTATCAGTTGACACTAGATAAGGTAACCCTGTCCAAACTTCTTCACGCATACGTTCAATTTGTCCTTGAGTAAATGCGGTTTTACATTGTTCACCCGTGTAGTCCATGTAATTTTGTAACATTGCATCAGGACAACTAGCAAACTCAGGAGAACACCCTTGGTTAGAAGTTGTTGGGGGAGTATCTGGAACTTGATCTCCTTGAGTACATGGGTTAGTTTCAGAATCACAATCTGAGGTTGTAAACCCATTACTAAAAGTGTGGAATAAATTAAAAGCATGTCCAATTTCATGTGCCCAAGTAGCATTTAATTCTCTGCCAGATTTTAGTGTGCCCGTAATCCCCGTTACATTATATAAACAAACTGGGCCATAGATGTATCCGTTTATTCCTGTGCCAGAAGAACCAAGGTATGAAAATCCTTGAATACCATTATTACCATTATTACCATTTATTTCAGTAACTACATAGCAATTAAAATATTTATCTACTGGCCAATGGTATAATTGTTTTAAGTAAGTATGGGGGATTCCAGTAAGCCCAGGGGCAGTTCCAGGATCATTACTTATACCATCTTCAGCGTATGATTCAAATACGGGTTGACTACCAGCATTATTAGTATAAGTTAGGTCACTACCATCGTATCTCATAATACCATCAGTTGGTTCATTGTTTGGATCGCGAGCAGCCAAACAAAATTCAATTTTTGAGTCTTTTACTAATGATAATTCATACTCGTCATATTGATCAGTTAGAGCAGCTAAAGATTCAACATCACCTCTAAATCGATGATTAAGATTTTCTATACAACTTAAGATTTGTTCGTCGGAGATATTGGTCTCCACCCCCAAAGGTTCACCTAAGTGTATTACGTGAAACACTACTGGGATAGTAAGTACTTGTGCTGTGTCTAAATCGACTTCGGGTGCACAAGCAACTCGTTCCGTATATAATTGTTGTAGAAACGGATTTCTACGAATCATTTCATCAGTTCCACATTCGTCTTGAGAAAACGTAATAAACGGAACTAATAAAATTAAAGATAAGAAAAAACTTTTTAAGTTTACCATGAATTTATATATATTTTTTTTGTTATAACAGTACCATCCGACCATTTCTCAGTCACTAGATATACACCAGGACTTAAATCAGCAGGAGATAATACAATTACTTGTTTTCCTGACATATCATAATAAGAAGGATCACCAACAACATAATGATCACTTAATGAAATATATTTTTTATTTTCTATTACACCTTCAGCACATAACATACCGTAGTTATCGACCAATAAATTAATATCGTCTTGATTTATAAAACCATCGAAATTAAAATCCCCAGGAGTACAATAACCAACTTCAGTATCCATATTAGTTAGTAATACAAGTAAATCTTTGTTATTTACTACATTATCGTCATTTAAATCCCAAGGACAGATATCTGTTTCTAATTCACATGTATAGTCAACACAGAAATTTTCACTATATTCTGACCAACTACCACTACTAGTATATGAGGAAATTTCCTCACCATTTATTGTTATAGTATATTCACCACCATATTGCCACCCATTACCATCACTATCATATAATGTAAGGGTGTAACAACCGTCTGGTAAGCATAACTCATATACACGAGTTGTAATACCAGCACCAAATCCTCCCTCATCTAACAGCACATTACCAACTTCGTCAGTTAATGTGTAAGTATTTTGATTTGCAAAAAATTCAGTTGTAACTGCAAGTTCAAGTAGACTTTCGTTTTCAACTATTACACTTTCGAAAGCTGTGTTGTTAGAAGGGTATTCATCACCATCTAAAATAACCTCAAAATTAAATTGACCATTACCTAAAGTATAATCTACAAATTCCATAACCGTAAAATCACCACTAGGGATGGTTGGTAGATCATATAGTGTGCCATTTATTGAAAGTACTCCATCAACAGCATCATCACCACCTAAATTATTAACTTTAACATTAAAACTTATAAGACTTTGACACCAACTTTCAGGTAAACCATAAACACCTGTTATTGCCAGATCTTTAGAACTTAATGACTGACAATTATAGTTGTTATTTATTACTCCATTCATATCAGACCATAACACATTCCTCATCTCTTCTATCTGGTTTTGAGTAAACATAATCCTACAAGATTGACTTGTATAATCCATATAATTTTCAGTTATTGCATCTTCACAATCTGGAAAACTACAACTGATATTTGAACTTGTTACTGGGGTATCTGGTATGTAATCACCATTAGTACATGTAGATTCGCCAGTACAATTCGTTGTGTTCCAAAATGTATGATATAAACCTAGTGAATGACCTACCTCATGTGCAGTAGTTGAATTTAAATTACCTAATTTTATGTTACCTACAGTACCTGCCACATTATAAAGTAATACTGGACCTGAATTACAACTCGTACCGTAGTAACCAATATATGAGTATCCTTGTATACCTCCTCCTCCGTTATTACCACCTATTTCAGTTACTATCCATATATTATAGTATTTTTCAGTATCCCAACAACCTAGTGTTGATTTCATCCAGGAATCACTAATACCTGAAGATTGACTGTCTATTGCAACACCATCTTCAGCATAAGATTCACCATTATATACTAAATTGGACCCATCATGTCGGACAATACCATCTGTTGGTTGATTATCAGGATCCCTTTGAGCCATACAGAATTCAATTTTACTATCTATTGCCAATGATAATTGATATTCATCATATGATTGAGTACCTGAACTTGATACTAATTGTGATAAAGCATCTGTATCGGCCCTAAATCTATGATTTAAATTTTCAACCATACTTAAGACCTGTTCATCTGAAATATTTGTCTGCTCCCCAACTGGTTCACCTAAATGTACAATGTGAACAACTACAGGGATAGTAAGAACTTGTGCCGTGTCTAGATTAACTTCTGGTGCACATGCAACTCGCTCCTCATACACTTGTTGTAAAAACGGATTTCGATTTATTATCTCATCGGTACCGCATTCTTCTTGTGAAAACACAGAAAAAATCGAAATAATGTAAAAAACCGACAAGAATAATAGATTTTTCATAAAAAATTTATTAGATTTTAAAAAAATTATACTCGAGTCGTTGTCCATAAATAGTACATTTAATGAGAAACATTTTACTTTTCATATTAATTTATGCTTCAACACATTTTAGTATTTATGGTCAATCATCAGGAGTAGGTTTCTTATTTGATGAAACGTCTTTTTATTTCAGTACTGATAATCTTAATTTTACAACTGATGTATCACCTTGGGGTTTTTATACCACATATAGGATGATTTTGATACCTGGTGACCCCCTTATCGTAAACAATGCATATCTCAACAGACTAGGTTTAACTTACATGAGTAAATCGGAGGTTATTAGTCTAGGTTGTGGGGTAAAAATGACTTATGATAGTGAACCACAATTTCATCCAGATTTTATGTTTAAATTTCACCCATCTCGAATTTTTACAGAGAAGACCCGGAATGTTGACGTTGGTTTACTTTTTAATGTATCAAATACATTGGATTTTGGGGTTTGTTTATCACTTCCTTTTGTATTAAACAGGTATTAAAACATATTTATTTGATATAAATCAAGTAAATTTATAAAAAATGGGTTGTTATACTAGAGAACAAATTGAAAAAACAATCAAATCGAAAGATTACAAATGGTTTGAAAATGGTGATTACAATTTAAATATTGTAGGTGTTAGGAATTCTGACACTAACCAAGAAGTGACTAATAAATTTGATGATTGCATCACTTTATCTTATAAATCCAACGGTGACTGGAAATTCCATTGTTTCAAAGCGACAACAGATCCTGGAAAACACTGGGTCGAAAATATACTGAACGAATCCGGTGTTGCAGTTTTGAAACCTAATCAGTATCGAGGGTCACACAAAATCGGATTACACCAAGGAAAGTACGAGGCACTCAGGCAACAGAAACCTGTTCAAGTTTACAGAGATGATAATCTTGATGTTTGTTATGATCTTTTAGAAGAAAATGTTCAAGAAGGAATATATGGTATTAACATCCATAGAGCAACAGGAATCAAAGGAGGCGAATCTAAACAAATAGATAAATGGAGTGCGGGTTGTCAAGTAATTGCAGCATATGATGACTTCGAATTATTCATGGAAATTTGTAATAAAGCCAAAGATAATTGGGGTAATTCATTCACATATACACTTATAGAATCAGATGACATTGTGTAATGGAAGAATATAATCCAAATTACTGGGAAGATGAACAGAATAGAATTAAACAAGAAATTGATTCTGAAATAGATAATGTCCGAAAGGCTAATCAATATCTTAATCGATACAGACAATTCAACATCGAATTGGAGAATATAAAATCGAAAAGTTTAGACAAAATTTCAGGTGAGTATAAAATGGATATTAAATCTATCGGTACAAAAAGAAGAGGTCTATCGATCGAGAAGTTTTTAAAAATTATTTTGTATTTGAAAGATTTGAAAATCGACAGTGATCTTGCACCGACAACAGTACACATCGATGATAGACTTTCAGATGATTTAAAAAATAGTGTTTTAAGAATGTATGTTCATGGATATAAGACAATAGGTTTTGAGTTATATTATAATCTTCAAAATTTACTGGGACTTAATGATTATTTAATTGAATTTGAAACTGTAATTTATGATGAGTGAAGAGTTTAAAGATTATTATAATGAAATACTAGACTCGGTAAAATTAATTACTGGGGATGGAGTATATGCAAAATCAATTGTGGAAGATAACTTTTTTAGAATAAAGACAGGATTCTATGAGGATGAAAACCCGACCAATATTATTAATTCAATTGTTTTCAAAATAAATGAAAATAAAAAAAAGGATCGAAGACTATTAGTCGAAGGTTTTTTTGATACTATTACTAACTTTTTCAAAGGTTTAAATCAGAAAGAAGATTCAGCCGATGAAATAAACAGGTATCTACAACAAATACAAGATATTTTAGATGAGAATCAAATTTTTGATGAAGAGATTACTAAATTGTTAGGTGAGTTAAGAGATTCTGACTATATAAATTTAATTGATTTCTCCACTACAATAAGAGGATTGAAAAATAAATTTTTAAAACCTGGTAATAAGGAGGACTCGATCAGAGAATTCTTACAGAAGTTATTAATTTCATTACCTAAAAGAGCGGAGTATGAAGAAAAAATAAATCAACAATCATTAGATAATGTACCAGATGGATCCGAAGAGGAAGAAGAATCTAAAATACCTAGAAAAAAATACATCAAAGAAAAAGAATTATTACAAATCGAATTATTGAAACTTCAAGAGTGGGTTAAAGAAAACAACGTACCAGTTGCGGTTGTTTTTGAAGGTAGAGATAGTGCAGGTAAAGGATCAACTATTAAAAAGTTTACTGAGTATTTGGATCCTAAATACTACCAGATAGTTGCATTAGGTATACCGACTGAAGAAGAAAAAAAGAATTGGTTCGAAAGGTATGAAAAGTATATAAAACCAGGTGTGATTACGTTCTTTGATAGGAGTTGGTACAATAGAGGTATTGTTGAACCAGTCATGGGATATTCTTCAGAGGAAGAATACGAAAAATTTATGAATGAAGTTGTACCATTCGAAAAAGATTTAATTTCAAAGGGTGTAATATTATTAAAATTCTGGTTATCGATAACTCAAGATAGACAGGAAAAAAGGTTTACCCTTAGACAACAGTCACCTTTGAAATATTGGAAATATTCTCCTAATGACGAAGCATCCAAAGATAAGTGGGATGAATATACAAAGTATAAAGAAAGAGTATTCAAAGACACATCTCATGATGAATCACCATGGATTGTGTTGGACTCAAATGATAAAAGAGTTTCAGGTCTAAATGCGATGAGAAAGTTATTACAAAAAATAAGTTACGATGATAAAAATAATGAAATCGTTGATCTGAATTATCCTGAAGTTGTAAGTACAATAAAAGAATCGTTGATTATTGAGAGAAGTTTTACAGATCAATACGTTAGAGATATTGTAAAGTCATTGACTGAAATTGTGAAAACTAGAATTGAAAAAACATATTACTTACCAGAAGACATAACTAATGGTGAAAAGTTCGAATATGAAATCGATGGTATACCTCCATTTAGTATAGAATTCGTGTATAATTTAGATGAATATTTAGATGGTGAATATCGTCTTGATGGTGATTATGATAAAGATGATGATGTTATCGAAATAAGATTAACTGCTAATCCTAATTTTCTTCCTAAACTACTTTATGATTTAATCGGTGACTTGAATGATATTGTTAGGCATGAAATGGAGCATTTATTTCAAAATGAAAGAGGGGAATTAGATGATGACGGTGATGTACCAAAAGATAAAAGTTATTACTTACAACCTAAAGAATTACCCGCACAGATACAAGGATTAAGAAGAATTGCAAGACTAAGAAAACAACCTATAGACTTCGTAATTAGATCATGGTTTCAAAGAAATAAACCGATCCATGGATTAAATGATGAAGATATCGAAGAATTAACCTTGTATTTATCATCGTTATATGATGATAAATTTAAACAATAATATATATTTATTATTATGGAGAAGAAATTATTGAATGAGATAAGTCGTTATAGAGAGATTCTAGGTCTAGACTCTATTTTAGAACAAGAAAATAAAAGAGCTGAATTCAGATTCAAGCTCGGTGGAGATCTGATTTTTAAAATTTCAGATAATGGTAATGGTAATTCTCTAGAAGTTGCAAATGATACTTCAGGACCTAAGAAGTATACTGATATTGGAAATGCTAGAAGTGTAGTTTATGATATCACCACTGGAACTGCCGTTGGAGAAGGGACACCAGGTTTCAAAAATTATCAGATTGCGAATGAAATTCAATTTGATAGAGATAAATATCCAGATCAGAAACCTTGTAAAAGAGGTAGTCAAGGACAGTCAGCATTGGCCGGTGGAGTATCACTTTATACAGGAAAAAGTTTTTATGTTTTAGATATACCAAGAAATGTAAAAAATCCAAATATCAAATATCCTACAATAAGATTACTTTGTGTCAAAAAATCTTCAACAGAGATGGGTACTGGATTACCAAAAAACAGACGTGTAGATTCTCCTCAAATTAGATTTGGTCAATATTGGTGTGAAAAAGGAAAACCTGGAAAAGGAAAAGGTTGTTACTTTTTAGAACCAAATGGTATGGGTCCGAGAGCGGAGGAGTTTGGACCCGCAGAAAAACAAGTAAGAAGACCAATTGAAATACAATTTAGAATCGGAAACCCATTCGTGTTCAACTCAGTTGATTTCTTACCTCAAGGTCAATCAGAATTTGATAAGAAAATTCAAGAACTAAATGCAATATTCGAGGAACAACCAGATTACAAGGAGTTTTTGAAACAAAATCCAATAAATATACTTGGTTTCTCATCCCGTGATGATGATCCAGAAGGTCCTAGACCAAGTCAGGGTTGGCCATTTAGTCCTTGTTCTAATAGATCAAAAAGAAAAGACTACAACCTTTGTTTATCACAAAAAAGAGCTGAAAGAGTTGCTGAGTTGTTGAGTGCAAAATATCCAGATCTAAAATTCAATCCAAAAGGTATGGGTGAGAATTGTGATAGTGGAAATTGTTGGAAACCCGGTAAGAAGAATCATGACTCGAAGCAAACTGCAATGGACAGACGATTTGAAGTGAAACTTCCCAAGTACACTAGTCAAATTAATTAAAGATATAGATGGTCGTTCTATTTCGACCATACTTTTCATCTGTATATTCTCTAGTCTCGATAAAAACATACTTAGAATCCATCTTGTATTCTGGTGTACCGTATTCTTCTTTGACAAATGATGTTACATTGTCATTACCATATTTAAAACAGTGGTAACCTGTACAAAAATAATCACCATGTGTCAACTCTTTGTAAAGTGAATCTTCATCATGAATAAACATCATATCAGAAATGTTAAGATCATAATGTTGAGTAAGACTATCAATATAAACATCTTCCAGATCATTAATTGATACCCAACATGAAATAACAAAGTCATTCTGAGCAATTGACTGTAGAGAAATAAAAGAGAGTAAGAGGACTAATACGTTTTTCATATTACTAATATACAAAAAACTGTTCAGAAAAAAAAATTATTGTAACTTATTTACAAGTCTATCAATAAATTCTTTGATTGCGGCACCACTCAATGTAATTAGTCCAGAAGAGACTAATGGTTCTATAATATCATTTAAAGTATCACTGTTTACATTTTGGTCTGTTATTAAATTCAACAAAACTGAAAATATTGGTAAGAGAAATGTGTAAGATAATATATCCATACTTCTATAAATCGAGGACCCAGTAATTTTAAGAATATTACTCACTTTAGCTTTCATTCTTTCTAGATATTCAATTGCGGTTTCTAATTCATCCCCCAAAGTTCTTGTTTCAAACCATTCTTTATTAACCTTTAGATTCTGTTTTTCAAAAAATACTATAGAAACTGCCATGATAAATAAAGATGCTATTTGTTCTCTATTTAAAGTAGGAAATTCACCTTGTAAATATTGCGTTACAGGACCTACTAATGCACCAATACCTGCTCCGTAAGTTATTAGGAATCTAAACGAATCTTTCAATTGTTCTTGTGCTGTCTTTAGTATAGATAAAAAAGACTGAAAGTTTTCTTGAGTTGTTGATATAATCTTTTCTTTTGATGATTCAACAATTAAAGTTCTGTACTGAGTTTCTGATATTAATATTTTCATGATCTATTAATATAAATATACATATTTATAAACATATGAAGCAAGAGTCAAAATTAAATCCAGAATTAAAAGTAGGTGACACTATAAGATTGATCCATATGGACGATCCATTCTCACCTATCACTGTTGGTACGACTGGAAAAGTAACGAGAAAAAACAAAGATCCATTTTCTAAAGAAGGAGAATTTATGTATGGGGTTGATTGGGAAAATGGTAGAAGTCTGAATCTTATGCCAGAGGATAGTTGGATGATTGTTGACCAATTATTGGAACAAGTCGGAGGAAATCCTGACAGATATAAAGATATTGTAAATCTCCTAAAGAAATTAAGTGGATCAGACTTAAGAAAATTAAATCAATTTTTATTAGATCTTAGAGACAGCGGAATAACTAACATGTGGGGTGCAGCTCCTTTTATTTATTCTGGAAGAGATTGGATAGAAAACTGGGTCAAAGCTGAAAACTTCAAGAACACAAATCGACTAGAATTACCTGAAGATAATGAAAATTTAGACGAAGTTTTAGATAAGGCCGATGAAATGAGAAACATTATGGCAAGAGGTGCAATGAACGCAGTAAGAAACAGTGAAGATGATTTGAACTTGAATCAGATAAATGACGAACTATTTAAACTAGCCAAAGAAGTTCATACATTCTATATGGAATTTGGAACTTTATTATAAAAAATAAAAAATTATTACAATGATTAGAATAACTGAAGAAGAAAGAAAAATTATTTTGGAAAGTCACAGAGTTGCTTTCGAAAAACAAGTAATGTTACAAAAAACTGATAACTTGACTCCTTTAGAAGAAGAAGATTTAGCCACAGACAAAAAAGGAATTACTGTCGATGGTAAAGGTGATGTAAAGGAGTACACCAATATTGTTAATGAACAAGACGGTAAAGGTTGTGCTGACACCGAAGCTGGATGTATCAGAAAGAAAGATGGTGGTTGGGTTGTAATGAATAATAAGAAAGGAGGTGTTTGGAGAAAATGTGATTCTAAGAAACACTGTGAAGAAATTCTCGACGCTTATCATTCGAATCAATAATTTTTTAAGAAAACTTGATTTTTGAAACTTTTATAGATATTTGTATAAAAAATAAATGTTATGAAAGTTCTCGAAGTAATATATCAGAATTTCGATTCATTTGAAAATTCTATCGAAGTTGAATTTTTGGATGAGGATGAAAATGTATTTTCAGACAAAATCGAATATAATCATTTGATTGATTTTGGTTATGTCGAAGAAGAATTAGAGGTTTTTGATTTCAATGATGATACCGATTGGGAAGAATTCATTGATCAAAACGAAATTGATGTTGAAAATCTCGTTTCATTTTTAAATGAGTATTATACAACTTTTCCCGATAGAATTCCTATCGATTAAAAATAAAAAATATGAGTGGAGTAATAAACATACCAGATAGTAATCAAAAGAGGATCTCAGATATAAAGGGGATGGTGTACTCTCTGCTCGGAAAAGTGTATTTAACAAAACCTACTTTTTTTGGTTTAGATAGTAAGCAAATAATAATTATCGTGAGTCCTACACTCAAAGTCTTACATGTCGGTGCAACTCAAAACAAACTATTGAGTAATTTTCCTCAAAAAGTAGACACTAAATTGGATGCTGAACCAATTATGGATTGGGCTAATGATAATGATTTTGTAATCACATTTGAGGCACCGACTCCAAAACTTAATAGGATATTATATTATAAATTTTCTAGGGTCCTTAACGATTCTTTGAATGAAAAGACTTTTGATGATTATATTGTAGAGTCGAGATTACCTGATAACATAAAAAACAAAGCCTTAGATAATCAGGAATGGTTCAAAACTAATATTATTGAAATATTTAAAAAAATAAAATGAGGGGAAGTCCCCTCATTTTATTATGCACCTACTCTAATAAATTCTAGTTGATAATTACACTTAAAACCAGTGATGGGATCTTCATATTCAGTTGGACCCTCCAGCATCAAATATTCCATACCATCTTCAATGATCATATAACGACGGAGACTGTTAAGAATAGGTGTTACGTATTCGACATTGATTGCAACCCAACGATTAGTGATAAAATCTTGTTGAAGAGTGAAATCATAATCATAGTGCCAATGATCACCTCCATTCTGAAGATAATAACCTGTGTACAATTTATTCCCACTAAAGTGAATACGTGTTTTACCTACTTTCATTGAATCTAGTGGACCTGCTGGGTTGAGATATGAGAAGTCACCGTGGTAGATTGTCGTATCACCAATCTCACTAGTATATACGTTACTACGATTGATGGTGACAGACCGAAGAATATACGTACCATCCAAGGTAGGAAAGGTAGGTTCTGAATATTGGTAACAACCAGTACAAATTGTTGCGACAATGAAAAAAAGAGGTACAATTACTTTGTTAAACATGATATATTTATAGATATGAATTTAAAAACCGAAATTTCCCGTATTAAGGGATTAATGACTGAGGGTGAAAATCAACTTTATAAAGATAAGGAATCAAAGTCTAAAAACAAAATAAAAGAAGAAGAAACTGATGATATGGATGTATCAGATGTGGAATCTGGTTATAACTTCGATTCTGGTGGTCCAGAACAATTCGAAGAACCAGTAGATTTTAGTTTAGATTCACTATTGGGAATAAAACCAGCATATAATTTCGATTCGGATGGTGGTGACGTTGATGTGTATGGTGAAGAAATGGCAGAACAAGAAGATGGTGGAGGAGATACAACAGGTGATTCAGATGCAACTAATGCTGGGATTTCAACTTGGGACAGTGGAGTTTCTAGAGGACCCGCAAATCCTATTGATCAAAATTCTAAATGGCAAGATTCTTATGGTATCACCAGGGGTAAAGGAAATCCTCTTTGGTAAGATATTTATATAAAATATATGACCTACGACCAAAAAATATCAACACAAGTCAGTGAGATGAATAGACTTATCAATTATGATAGGTCTAAAACTCTATTAGAACAAAAACCTGACTCTGTTTCGGACAGAAACCTAGGGATATCAAGGAGAAATGCACGTGCACTTAATATGACTGATAAGGAATATGAAGATAAAATGTACGGTAAGGATTCCTTAGATAATATTAAATGGAATCATGATTTGGCAGGTTACTTAGAAATAGGACTTACAATTGGTGGTATATTAGCTGTTGCTACAGGTGTTGGAGCACCAATAGGGGCTGCTATGTTAGCTGCAGGTACTACTATTGGTGTTGCTGATGCCGCTGCGTATTTCGTTCAGGAAAAAGATCCTTATATGGGTAGTATGATGTTAGCACTCTCATTGATACCAGGTGGTGAGTTAGTGAGTGCACTTGGTAAGAAAGCCGGTAAAGAAATTACTGAACAGGAATTAAAAAAGTTACCAGCGTTATTACAAAAAATTTCCAATAATAAAGTCTTAACTGATTTAGAAGGTGAATTATGGCAAAGATTTTCAAAATCATTCGTAGAAAATGCACCTGAAATATTAAAGACTAGTGCTAGAAACTCATTGAAATTTCTAAATAAACATATGGTCAGTAAAGGATTATTGTGGACTCTAGGAACTTTAGCAAAAGTTAGTGGTAAGGGTCTTCAATTAGTTGTTAAAATAGGTCGTATAGCCGTCAGTGTAGATTTATTATGGACACTTTTAGCAGCTCCAGAAGGATACCGAAAAAGAATGAGAGATAAGTCAGAATTCTCGAAGATTATGGACATGTTATATGATGGTACTTTAGGACCAACTATAATCGATGGACTTTATGATCTATGGTTAAGTTTGACTGATTCTGATGGTAATATAGATAAAAGTAAGGAACAAGAATTGATCATAGAAATTATCGAAAATAGTGACATAGATTTTACAGATAGTGATATCGCAGATCAAATTCAAGATAGTTTCAATGATACATACGATAACATTACGTTCGATTTGATTGACAATAGATGGTCTAACTTAGAACAAGGTACAAAACAACAGACAACCTTTAATGATTTATTATCGGGAGATAAAATAGCCAAATTAGGATCAAAGGGTAAATTTGTTAGAGACATTCAAATAATGTTAAATACACTAGGTTATGATCTAGGTGAATCAGGCATAGATAGTGATTTTGGAAAAGTTACACAAGACGCTGTAATTGATTTTCAAATTGATTATGATTTAGATGGGTTAGATGGTATTGTTGGAAAAGAGACATCAACTAAATTAAAAAGTTTATATGATGAAAGAAAAGGATAATATAAAAAGAATACATGAAATAATGGGTGTTAATAAAAAAGTCATCGTTGAACAAGCATATATTGATGACTTATTACAATTTCTTATTTCCAGAGGTGCTAGAAGTATTGATGAACTTGCACCTTTAATTACAAAGTTAGAAAATCAAGTTGCCGATGCGTCAACTTCAACCGCAGCAAAAAGAAAAACTTTAAATGATATTGTCACAACAGCTAAAAAGTTAAATAATACAGAACTGGTTGATGTGATAACAGCGCAAATATTGAAAGATCCTGGATTTGTTTCGAAACTAGTCAACGATTTTTTCAGAAATGCAGAAGTGAAAAAATTCTTAGATGAAATGATAGGATCTGGATTTACTCCCGAAAGTGCTGCCGCTAGAATGGTAAATGAATTTGGAAATAAAGTATTAAGAACCCAATCTAAAGGTGAGGTACTTGACAATCAGATCTTAAGGGAAGTCAATAAACAAACTAGAGAAAGATTTGAAAAAAGAACCTCCGAACTAGCTAAAGCAACTGACGATACAACAACTCCAAAAGCTGACGAACCTGAAACTCCTTCACCTGAACCAAATGTGTCTGAAAAAGATATCGCAGATATGGAGGATTTTACTGAAGAATCTTCGTGGGTTAATGTTCCATCTTATTCGGATGAAGAGATTGACCAATTATTAAAACAAGAGGGAGGTATCGGAGCAAGACTAAGGAACGTTTTTAAGGTACCATCAACTAAAGTTAAAGAAAGGGCGGAAAGATTATTACGTAATTCAAGAAAATTCGCTGAGACAAAAGATCCAACAATTAAAGCTAGACTCAGAAAAAAAATTAACGAGGATATTCTAAAATTAGCAGACGACCAGTCGTCTGCTTTGGATGGTGTTAGAGAACAACTAGAACTTGTTATTGATCAAGCTCCAAGAGGAAGAGGAGGAACTATAGAAGATCCGGGAATTAGGTCTTTGGAAAAGTTATATAACGACCTGAAAGGGGGTACAAACAATTTCAGAGATTTTTTAGGAATATCAAAATTACTTTATGGTGATAGATTTCCTACAACTTTAGTTTTGAAAGAAGCTTTCATGTCGAATACCTTTAGACCATTTCTCAAACAATTAAGATCTAGTTTAAAAGGCGTAAGTTTAGGTAGATCTAAAATTCTAGATACTACCATAACAGGTTTTAAAGAATCTTTCCCTAGTGAAGCATGGTGGAAAAGAGCGGTGTATGGAGATTATAGAGGTGTACCAACACAAGATAATCCCGCATATGCTGAACTTGTAAGGGCTGGTGGTAAAAAAGCTGCGAGAGCATCATTTTTGATTGCACTTTTAGGTAGACTAATCAAAATTAGAATTTTATATGCCTTTGCTGAGACAATGAGAAATTCATTTGCTTTTTATGTTTCAGGTAAAGAAGGTAGGGACATTATAAATTCTTGTTTATCTTCCGGTAGAAATCCGGAAAATGAAGCTTGTAAAAAAATAGCAAATGATAAATCATTTTTACCTTGGTTAGCTTGGGCTATGGACATCATGGAAGAAGGTGAGTCTTCACCTTTTTTAAAAGAAATGTTAGAAGATTTTTTAGGGCAAAGTACTGATGATTTTAGTGGTGATTTAACGAGAGAAGTTATGAAAGGATCACCGACATTAATTGACGATTTGATTTATTATCTAAATGAAGTTAGGAAAGGGTTTCTAAATCAAGAAACTGCGGACAATATGGAAGACCGTTGGAATCAAACGGAAGAAGAATTAGAAGACGATTTAAGACAGGCTGAAAGAGAAATAGATCAAGAGATAGATAATGACACTCCTAGATCTTCTTCAGGATCATTTAATACAATCAGAACAAGCCCTGAACTACGTGGAATAATTGGCGATATCGCGTCTGATCTAAGAATATCTGAAACTAGTAGTGAATTAAAAAATCTAGTGAATCAATATCTAAAAGTTGAAAACGGGAAAGTATACTTCAAATGTGGTGACTATAAAGGTGTATTGAGGCCTAGTGGTGGAAGATGGTATATGGACTTTGGAAGTGGAGGTAATTATAAATTTGGAGAAGGAGGAGAAAATAATTTAGCAACGGATTATTGTAGTCCTGTAAGTAGTTGGTCAGTAAATGAATCAAATGAAGGTTTAATTAATGTATTATTAGAACAAAGAACCGCACCAGTACCAGGTACAGATGATTCTGAAAGTGCAACTGGAGATGGATCATCTGCAGAACCAACTCAACCTGATGATCCAACTCCACCAACACCAAGTAACCCAGATACTCCAGATACTGAAAGCAGTCGTTGTGTTGAAACGTTATCAGAAAGTTTTTTCTGTAAAAGATGTGAAAATGGAAACTCGATAAGTGAATGTGATCAACTATGGGGTAATGATTTATATACTGGAAAATGTTTCGACTTTGATAAAAAGAAAATCTCAAATGAATTATCGAACAAAATGGCATGTAGGTTTGGTGATGACCCAAAATTCTCGGTAGGAAAATCACAACTACAAGAAGAAAATAATTTATTATACGTTTTAGGTGAGAAAAAAGACCAAGAAACAAAGGATGATTTACAACTTAAAAAAGTAGTAAATGGTGGAAATAGAGATTGGGTTTTTATGGAAAATGGACAGTGGTTAGATTTCTTCAACAAGTACCATGGTAATGTTTCTGAGTCTACCGATACTGTAAACAAAACTTTTTCAGGATTAGAAAATATTTTAGAAATTTACAGGAAAAACATAAACTAATTGATATTTATCAATAGTAACAATCAAGTTATAGTTATGGATTTAAAAAAGAAATTAAAGAAAAATCTATATCTTCTGAAGGAAGGAAAAGAGAGGTTCCTTATAGAAGAAAAAATTGTAAAATCACGATTAAACCTTTTACCTAAAAATGTCAACAAGAATTCAAAAATTCAAGTGACAGATGCATTCAATAAATTATTTGAAGAAATAAAATTCTACAATTCAAATGATATAGGAATTCCATTTTTAAATGAAAATTTAGTTGATGTTTTAGGACAAATGTTCAATGAGGATAGTGATAAATTTTTGGATACAATAAAAGATAAACTTACCGACTTTTTAGTCTCGAAATTACAAGGGACCGATTTTGATCGGGAAGCTATCGAAATGGCAATAGGTGATACTGAATTGGATGATATATCCAAGTTATTTACCGATACCAGATTCCTAGCCAAAAAATTAGCAGAAATCTACTCTACAAAATATAACGAAATGTCACTTGATCTTTCTAGTCTTTCAGGGCCGACAGTATCTAGTCAGATTTCAAGTGGGCAATCGGAACTCGAAGATAAAATTGTAGATCAACTTCGTCCAATCATGGGTGATATAAATTCCAAAATGGAATTGAAACTGAGCGATATCAGAGATGGTATCATATCATAAACTTGAAAAATAAAAGGGGATAATCAAGTCTATTAAAGAAGGTGTCGAAAGACACCTTTTTTTTATATACTATTGAAAGACTTTGTATAATTATTCCAAATAGACTCTACCTCATCATAAATTATATTCGAGAATATTGTGGGTTCTTTAGGTTTGTTAAGTAACTTCAAACCTGCTTCTTTGAGTGTCTTATTTCCTTTATATGTGTTACATCTGGAACAACACGTCACCATATTAACCCAGGTATTTTCACCCCCCTTAGATCTAGGAATTACATGGTCTATTGTTAGATTCTTCTTAGTTCCACAATATTGACATGTATTTTTATCTCTCTTGAATATTCTTCTACGATTCACCCTTAGACCTTCTCTTCTGAATCTTATATAGTTTAGTAACCTTATAATCACTGGTCTCACAAAATTACCCACTGATGTTACTATATCATTTTCCCCTTTTTTTACTACCTCAGCTTTACCTTTATCTACAAGTACAAAACCTCTGTGTAATGACGTAATGTTTAATGGTGAAAAATCTGCATTTAATACTAATACTAAATTATTTCTCATAATCCCCTTTTTTAAATAAATATTTTTTTAAACTATAAAAAAAAAGATCGACTTTTTCAAGTCGATCTTTTGTGGAGATGCTGGGCCTCGAACCCAGGTCCTGATTGTCCCAAACAGAAAGGACTACACGTTTAGGTCATTATTGATTCTCAACAATCCGAAATAGGTGATTGAATTTTTACATCCTCCGTCACCAATAGATGTATGACTCAATTTAGGGTTTAGTCATTTCTCCACCACAACAACGGACTTCTGTTCATAGGTACATGTCCTGACCGACCCGCTGGATACGTCGCCTTAGGCTGCGTATACCTCTTCAGTACGGATCAAACCGAGAGTCTGAAGTTTTGCGAAAGTTTCGCCATTTGTGTTTTGAAACCGTGGATTAAAGTGATAGGTAACCTCTCACTACGTGCCCTTTGTGACTGATGACACCAGTCAAATCCATAATCATCCCCATATGTAAAGAACTTATTGATAAGTATCTTTCTTATTCTTCATAATCAACAAACCGTTCCTCGATCAAATCCAAAAGTCGATCGATATCATTCGGTGACAGAGTTACTCCATCACCAGTAAGTTCATTTTCGATCACCAGATTGTTACCCATATAATACATGTCCACCTCATATTCGTCAAGTTCATCATCAGAATTGTCTTCTTCATTGTTCTGGAACAAATCGAAGAAAGAGCTAGACATTGGGTTACGATACTCAAAATCATATTTCACATATCCCAATCGGTTAACAATCTCTTTTGCCATATAAAATGCATTCTCTACGTCTTCCAATACAACAAACTCTTGGACAGAATGCATATTATAGTAACCACATGAGAGGTTGATGCAAGAAAAGTCTCCTTTTCTTTTGATTTGTGACACATCCGTGTAAGGATGGGACTGAAGCATGGGATCAGTTTTCATGTACTTTGTAAAAACTGGGATAATTTTATTAATAAATTCACCATCCCGATCAAACAATCTAACACCTGAACAAACTTCCGTAATAAGGTGATTTCCGGGAGCATCAAACTGAATCGCATATCCTACATCTTTGAGAAACTCTTCATCACATTGCTGAGAACCGTGACAACCAGTTTCCTCTGATACGAATAAACCGATCTTTACTTTCGGAAGTTCCATCAGGAGTTCGAGACACAAAAAGATCCCACACTTGTCATCTCCACCAATACCTGTTGGAAGTCCGCCCGTAGTGTATGCCTTATATGACGCATACGTCTGATTACCAAATGACTTACCAAAGGTAGTTGGTTTCGAAAGAAATTCATCTTTGACAACGATTTCTTTCTGAATATCGTGAACTGTATCTGTATGTGCGATGAACATTGGGTAGTATTCACCTTGATCCAGAACACCTTTCGTGACATAGATATTTCCCATATGATCAGTTTCAAAATTGACATTTGGGATCTTAGTCAAAAAGTTAACAACATAATCGATCATCATTTCCTCCCTATAAGTTTTGGTTGGGACACTCAAGAGGTTTTTAAAACGATTTGCCTTTTCGATATTCATAGTTAATTATTTCTACAAATATAGAACAAAAAGTCCAAGTAAACAAACTTACTTGGACTTTTTTATAAATAACTTTTCTTCTTTGTCTATATCAAGTAGATATTTTAAATTCTCTTTGATATTACCTCTAAGGACTTCTTCAGATATTAAATCTTCAATCTTTTCTTGAATTGCTCTTTTAATAGGTCTAGCCCCGAACTTCTCATCAAAACCTATTTTTTGTATGTATGATTTAACTTCATCTGAGACCTCAACGTTGTAGTTCAAAGAATCCAATCTTTCATTCAACTTATATAATTCAATAGATACAATCCTATTAACTTCATTTTCTTTCAGTTGGTTAAATATAATAATTTCATCTACCCTATTCAAAAACTCAGGTGTAAAGTAATTTTTAAGTTCTTTTCTTAACAAAGATTTCTTAATTTCTTCGTTATTACTCATTCTGTTTTTTGTATCAAAACCAACACCTACTCCAAAATCTTGTAATTTCTTCACACCTAAATTAGAAGTCATAATAATCAAACAATTCTTGAAATTAATCTTACGACCAAAACTATCAGTCAAATGACCATCATCAAGTAATTGTAATAGTAGTGAAAAGATGTCCTTATTTGCTTTTTCAATCTCGTCAAATAATACAACAGAATATGGTTTATTCTTTACCGCCTCAGTTAACTGACCTCCATCATTGTGACCAACATATCCTGGAGGAGATCCGATCAATCTACTCATTGAGTGTTTTTCTTGATATTCAGACATATCAACTCTTATAAGACAATCTTCAGATCCAAAAATCTCTTTAGCCAATTGTTTCGCCAAATAAGTTTTACCAATACCAGTAGAACCTAAGAATATAAATGAACCTATTGGTCTATTAGGGTCTTTGATACCAATTCTATTTCTCCTAATCGCCTTAGAAATCTTTTCAACAGCCTGTTCTTGACCAATAACCTTATTATTAAGATTTTCTTCCAAATTCAACAAACCTTTTTTGTCATCAGCGGTAAGTTTCGAAATTGGTATTTTAGTCATGTTAGATACAACATCATAAACCATCTCTTCAGTAATTGGTTTTCTAGTTGTATTTTTTTCCTCTTCGAATTCTTTCTTTTCTTGTTCGAGTTTACGTAATATTTTACGTTCTTTATCTCTTAATTCAGCAGCTTCTTCATACTTCTGACTTTTGACAACTTCAATTTTTTGTTTTTTAATCTCTTTGGAATCGAGTTTAAGTTTCTCTATACTTTCAGGATATTTGACATTTATCTGTGCTCTTGCACCGACTTCATCTAATATATCAATAGCCTTATCTGGAAATTCTCTATCAGTTATGTATCTGTCCGCCAAAGAAACACAAGCTTGAATAGACTCATCAGTATAAATAACTTTGTGGTGGTACTCATATTTGTCCTTCAAATTATTCAAAATCTCTAAAGTTTCTTCAGGAGTTGATCCATCAACCATAATCTTTTGAAATCTTCTTTCTAATGCACCATCCTTTTCGATATTTTCACGATACTCATCCAAAGTTGTCGCACCGATACACTGCAATTCACCTCTAGCTAATGCAGGTTTGAATATATTTGATGCATCCAAAGAACCAGAAGTATTACCAGCACCTATGATGGTGTGAATCTCATCAATAAAAATTATAATATCATCAGCATTTTGTAATTCTTCTAAAATTACTTTTAATCTTTCCTCAAATTGACCCCTGTATTTTGTACCAGCAACAATAGAAGTCATATCAAGAGATAATATTCTTTTTTCTGTTAGACTCTGAGGACACTCACCATTAAGTATTTTCATCGCTAAACCTTCAACAATCGCAGTCTTACCGCATCCTGGTTCACCAATTATAATTGGATTATTCTTTTTACGTCTCGAGAGTACTTGAGCAATTCTTGTAATTTCTCTATCTCTACCAATTACGGGATCTAATTTTCCTTCTTCAGCTAACTTAATTAAGTCCCGTGAAAAGTTATCTAAAACTGGTGTATTCGAATTAGTATTACTACTTTCTTTTTCACTTTTTTCATTTGGGTCAATCGACTCTATCATATCCTTGGTTTTTAGTTAAAGATAAATGAATTTGGTATATAATCAATTTAATTCTCAATTTGTCAGGGTATTTTATTTGCGCATGACAAAATGTCAGTAAATTATCAAAAGGTACAATTTTTACTATATCAGAGGTAAATAAAAAATAAATTTAATAAAATTATGAAAAGTTTAATTTTAAATTCTAAAACTCTATTCGATTCGATCTTTGATGATCCTTACTTCTTTAATGAAGATAAACAAAATACCGATTATATTGTAAAAAATGAAGAGGGTTATTTTTTTGAGTCATTCCTTCCCGGGATGAATAAAAAAAATCTTACCATTGAAATTGATGATGATATAGTGTCGATCATAGGTGATTATAATAGTAAAAATGAAATAACCTCAGATATGTCCTATTCATATACAAAAAAATATAAAGTTCCCATAGATGTGGACCAATCACAAATAAGTGCTAACATAAAAGATGGAATACTTAGAATTAAGTTTCCGTATTCAGAAATAAAAAAGAAAAAGAAACGTGTGGTCACACTCTAAATTAAACACCCTTCGGGGTGTTTTTTTTTCTCATGATATTTATAACAAAACATCAGTAATTATGTACAACAAAATTTTAAATGAAATCAAGGAAATTAAGCATATGATGGGTCTGACAGAATCCGAAGTCGATGAACAAGTTTTTCAGACAGCAATGTCAGCAATAAAAAAAGGTTCAGATAAGGCTAAAGAAACTTTAAAAAAAGGATCGAATAAAATCAAAGACTTGATCAATAAATCTGACGAAGATACTGGAGTAGATGATTTAGGTGACTACAATGGAAAACCTATATCAGAAATTTTGGAAGAGATAAAAGAAAAGATAAAAGAAGAGAATGAAGATTTCGGTACAATTGATGTAAATGGAGAAACACTTCAATTTGGTGTTGGTGAGAGTATGAGTCAAGCTACTTCATCAAAAATAGCTAATGATAATGCTGACAAATCATTTGGAAGAAAAGGGAATTACGCAACAGAAATTAAAAAAGTATTTTTAGTAGGAAACAACTATATAACATATATTTTAAAGAAAAAACTTTCATAATGTCGATAAAATCAGAAAAAATTGAAGGAAAGAAAATTATATGTGAAATAGATTCATCCAACTTGATGAAAGCAATCTATGATACATTATCTAAAACACTCACCGTCACTTTCAAAAATGGAAATGAATATGAGTATTATAAAGTACCTCACCAAGTATTTACTAAATTGAGAATGGCAGAATCACAGGGAAGATTCTTTAACTATGAAATATCGAAAGAATATAAATACAAAAAGATTTCTATGAATTGATGGAGACTAATACAAAAATATTAAGTTCATTCAAAGTTAAAGACAAAATGAATGATGAAATCTGGGATCTAAGTAAGAAAACCCCAACGATGCATTCTGATGTAAGAAATTCTTTATTAGATATTGCTGAAAATTTCATTTCATTCTTAGGGTTTGATATTTTTGTTCAAGACATTACAATGACAGGGTCTTTAGCAAACTATAACTGGTCATCATTTTCAGATATTGATTTACATATAATATTCAATTACAAAGATGCTGGAGAACAGGAAGAAATATTCAAGGATCTTTTTAAGTTGAAAAAGACTGTATATAATTCAACTCATGATATAACAGTTAAAGGATATGAAGTTGAATTATATGTTCAGGATTCAAACGAACCACATTTTTCTACTGGTGTATATTCTGTACTGTATAATAGTTGGATCGAGAAACCTGAAAGAGAATCAGTAAAAATTCAATATGAAAAAATCTTAGAAAAATCACAATTGTGGATGGATAAAATTGACAACTTAATTGAAAATTATGAAGATAATGATTTAGATCAAGTTTTGAAATCAATTGATAATCTAAAAACAAAATTAAAAGATTTTAGAGGTTCTGGTTTAGAGGATGGTGGTGAATATTCTTATGAAAATCTCACGTTTAAGTTTTTAAGAAGAAATGGATATATTGATAAATTATTCGATTTTAGTAATCAAATAACCGATAAATCACTTTCTTTGTGATAATTACATAAAAACTACATATTTATTAATAAAATAATATAATGACCGCTTATACCGCATGTACAGTTGTTAACGAAGCAAAAGTTCCTCCAATTACTGGTGGGACACGTCAGGATGTTGAACATGCTATTTTTAGAACCTGGGTCTATGACAATGACTCATCGGGCGATACAAGATCACAATGTGCAACAGTTCGACTAGGACCAGACGGATTACAAAATTAAAATAAAAAAATTTAGAAAATGTCAGATTTAAGACCTTTAGGAAGTGAAAAATTAACTGGTGATGATAAGATTCAAAGAATCCTAGAAATTGCTAATTTCAAAAAAAACGATGTAAAAAATAAAAATATAACTGAATCTGTAGTTACTCTAGCCGATGGTAAAACTTACGGTATCGAAAAAGAAAAGGGAGGTTATATTGTAAAGGTACAGATAGATGAATCTAGTGATTTTGAATATCGTACTAATATAAAAAATAGAAGATACCATAAATCATTTTCTCAGGCTCTGAAAGAAATGAATTTGTTAGCAAAAGAGTTGAACAGACTAAACGAGAACAGTGAAAATATTGACTTATTTGTTGAACAGAAGAAATTTGTTCTCAAAACTCCAAAACCAGAAGTAAGTGATGAACCAGCAATGGATGAACCAATGGACGATGGTGGTGATGATCTAAGTCTAGATTTAGATATGACATCTGATGAAGGTGACACAGAATTAGATATGGACTTAGATGATGAAGATACTATGGGTGATTTAGATTTGGATTTAGATACTGAAACAACTCCAGCTGGTGAAGAAGGTGATGAGGAAGCGAGTTTTAAATCAGTACAAAAATTAGTCGGTAAATTAGGACAAAAGGTTAGATCATTAGAAAGTCAACAAGGTCTAACTTCAGAGGAAATTAAATACGTTTTAAATTCAGTTATTTCAGCGGTTAATTTAGAGACTCTAACTGAGGAAGATAAAGATGACATTTTGGAAAACTTCGAAGAGGAAGTTGAATATGATGATTTAGAAGGTGATATTGATATCGATTCTACTGGTGATGAATTAGATCTTGATTTGGATCTTGACGCAGGTGGTGACGAAGGTGAAATGGGAGAACCATTAGAAATGGTCATGGATGAAATTTTTTCAGAATCAAAGGCTGAAGAAGTAATATCTAAGTATTACGACAAAGAAGTTGACGAAGAAATCAAAAATAAATCTTACTTGAAGGAGACAATCGAAAAAGTAAAATTGAAAAAAGAAATCAATAGACTTTCTACCTCTGTAGAACAACAGGTAGTTTCGGAGTCAATTGTAAATGAAAACAAGAATATTAAATTAGTTGGAAGAACAAATTTAAAAAATTTAGTTTTCGAAACAGAGGATAAAAAGTTTAAAATAAGTCCATCGGGTGAATTATTATGAAACTTGTATATGTAAATGAATTAGGACCTAACTATAGGGGTGATAATGTTTATGAATTTATCTTTTCTGATAAAGAAAACGTTTGGGGAGAAGGATGGGATGAAAGTCCCGCAATGTCAAAACCAGAACCACCTAATTTAGAATTTATATCACTTGTTAAAATTTTGAAAAATTCAGGTCTTGAACTAAATCTAATTCAAGACTCTGATTTTTTCTCTTTTTATGACTCAATTGATGGAGTCATTGCACTTGCTTGGGAAAACGAGGATTCTCATTATGTAGTTAATAAAAAATTTGATAGATTAGTATTTTCTTATGGTGAAACAGTACAAAGTATTGAAGATAAGATTTATGAAAGAGATCTAATCTTGATGGATGATAAAATTTTGATTGGAAATGAATAAAAATAGAAAAATATTGAAATTGGTAAGTGAGGGATTTAAGTATAACACACTTAAAGAAATGACTAATAGTGACATTCATCAATTATATAATAAAATTATCGGTGAATCCACAACCACTACAGTTCAAAAGACCACGTATTCAAAACAAGACGTACAGTCAATGAAAAATAAAAATGCCGGTATAAAAGTTGATGATGGTACTGTAGTTCCAAATGACGATGGTTCAGTGACAGTGACCACACAAGAAGGTGAAATGGGAGAATCAGATATCAACACAATTAACCCGTATGACGGTCAACAAACTCAGGACCCTAAACAAGTAGGTCCAAGTACGGATGACGGTATGGATAATTATCAAGATGGGATGATTGATGAGGAAGAAGATAATCCATATGCTATCTGCACATCTTCTTTAGGGTTAGTTGGTAGAAAAAGAGATTCCTATTCTAAAGAAGAATCTAAGAAGTTTGAAAGATGTGTTTTAGATGTTAAAAAAGAAAGTATTAGGAAATTAGAAGAATCTTTAGTATCTTTAATTTTAGAAACTGAAGGTATGATTACAAAAAAAGATTTGATCGAACAAGAAGTTGCACCTACAAGGGTTAAGCCTGGTACAAAAGAAAAACCCAAAAGAGGTACACCTTATAAACCAAAACATTCACCCAAACCAAAAGCGGGAAACACTGAGACTGCACCTACAAGAGTAAAACCAGGAACAAAAGAAAAACCAAAAAGAGGTACTCCTTACAAACCAAAACATTCACCGAAGCCTAAGGCCGAGGATCAATCAATTCCAGATTTTTTCAAATTCGATAATATCAATATTACATTTAAAGATGAGCAAGATTAAAGAACAAATACAATATGACGGTCCAGAAAGAATGGATCAAGATATCGAAAGAAAGATTTCAAGTGGTGATACACCTCTGTCAGACAATCCAGCTTTTCCAGGAAAAGAAGAGGATGAGTTTGATAATAGTTTTGCGGAACTTGTAGCTTCTAAGAGATTTAAAGATGTTGTTGAAAAGGTTAAACAATATACTGGAATGCAAGAAGTTGCGGGTCAAAATGCTTTCATGCAATTACAGATGATGTTGATGAATGCCGTAAGACGTGTAAAGGAATTAGAATCAAATAATGAGGGTTTTTTAGAACAATTAGCTGTCGATCTCGTAAAAAAAGAAATGTCTTTACCGGACGATGCTTTTCAATATGACGTAGAATTAATGTCGATGCCAGGCGGTATTGACACTTCAAAAATGCAAGGACAACCTGAAGAATTTGAAGATGAGGAAATTCAGGATGTATTCGGTATTGAAAGTAATGAAGCCGAAGATGACCTTGAAAACTTTATGGCAGCATTTGAGAAATTTGATCTTGAGAAGGCTAAAAGGAGATTCATAAACTCATTGATTCAAGGAGCATCAAAAAAGGGTCACTATATGTTCAATCTCGTTAGTGAAGAAATAAATAATATCAATCCAGAACTTCTAAATCTATATGGTGTACTAATGTCTATTAATGATCTTCTATATTGGATTATGCCAGACCAAATGACTATGTCAGCCGCTGAGGGTGGTGAAGGAGTACAGGGTTCCGAAGAAATTGATGAAACTACTGATCCACCTACGATCAGAGCTAAAGGTCTCTTTTTTCCAGTCCTTATTCATGAATTGATTAAAGGAGTTTACGAAGTTTTAGGAACTCAAGGTTTACCTGATGATCCTAGAGCTGCGGAAATGGTTATGGGTGCTGAAGATACATTACCATATGAAGTTTGGGATTTAAGACTTGGACCAGTCATTTGGGAAAAGTTCACTGAGTCCTATCCAGATAAACTTTTCGAAGATGATATGAGAGAAATTCAAAACTATCTATTCTCAAGATTTTCATCTTTGACTACCGATGAATTCTTCGAGGTTGCTAGAATGATACTTTCAGGATCTGAAGAGGGTAAGAAAATTGTATCTAACATGGTTGATGAAATCATAGACGAATTAAAAGGATATGATTATGAGGATGCAATGAGTCAATACTCAGATGATGACGACGATGATGAAGGAGGATTAGAAGATTTCTTAGGTGATTTAGGAATCTCTCTTACATAATGGGTCTGACAAAGGAAAAAGTTTTACTAGAATACGCTAAGTGTGTCAGAGATACTGACTATGCTATGAGTACTTATCTACAAACATATGATAATACTCAAAAGGGATACGTACCTTTAAAATTATTTCCTGATCAAAAAAAATTGATAGAAGATTTTGAAAAACATGAAGAAAATATTGCTCTGAAATATAGACAAGCAGGTGTATCCACAGTCACATCGGCTTGGGTATCCAAGAAAATTGTATTTGCTTCCAAAAGTAGACCAGAAAAAATTCTGATAATCGCAAATAAATTAGATACTGCGGTTGAGATGGCCAATAAAATCAGAGGGTTTGTTGATCAATGGCCAGATTGGTTAGGTATTAATTTCTCTAACGAAAAAAATTCACAGAGACATTTTAAACTAAGTAACGGTTGTGAAGTTAAGGCGGTTGCAACATCAAAGGACGCACTTAGGGGATATACACCTACCACACTAATTTTTGATGAGGCGGCTTATATTGAAGCTGATGATGATTTTTGGGCAGCTTGTATGGCTTCCCTCTCAACAGGGGGTAAAGTGATTGTAATTTCAACACCTAATGGGTTTGACCCCATATATTATCAGATATATGATCAGTCATTGAAGGGTATGAATGATTTCCAAGTCACCGAAATGTTTTGGTATCGGGATCCAAGATACACTTCTGACTTAAAGTTGGTTCAAACTAAAGATATAGTTCATTATTTGTTGAATAGAGAAGACTATAATGACAGTGAAATAACAATAGATTATTCACACATAAATCCCAGAGAAAGAGACTTTGATGAGATCAAATCACATTTTGAAAAAGGATATAAACCATTGTCCTCTTGGTTCGAAGCTATGGCTAAAAAACTCAAGTTTGACAGACGAAAAATTTCTCAAGAACTTGAATGTAATTTTCTTGGATCTGGTGATAATGTTATTCCCTCTGAAACTGTTGAATATCTAAAAGACAATTGTATAAGGGAACCTGAAAATAAATTTATGGGTGGTGCTCTTTGGCAATGGAAAGAACCGGTCATAGGTCACAAATACATTATGGGTATAGATGTTTCTCGAGGTGATAGTGAAGATTTTACGACATTTTGTATCATAGATTTCGATGAAAGGGAACAAGTTTTAGAATACTTAGGTAAGATACCACCAGATGTCGCAGCTGAAGTCGCTTACAAATGGGCAACAATGTATTCCGCATTTGTTGTTATCGATATTACTGGAGGTATGGGAGTTTCTACTTCACGTAAATTACAAGAACTAGGTTACAAAGACTTATACGTAGAGGGAAAAGATGTATTCAACAAATGGAAATATGATCCGAAAGTTAACGAAAAAATACCAGGTCTAAATTTCAACTCAAAAAGAGTACAAATAATTTCGTCATTTGAGGAGTGTTTGAGACATAAGTTTACTGTAAGATCAATCAGACTTTTGAATGAACTTAACACTTTTGTATATATAAATGGTAGACCAGACCATATGAAGGGACAACATGATGATTTGATAATGGCTATGGCAATGGCAATTTACGTCGGTGAAAATTCATTTACACAACTTAATAAATTGACCGAACAAACTAAAGCAATGGTTGACAGTTGGTCGTTACAAGAAAGTGACCAAAGTCAAAAAGTTGCAGATTTTAATCCATCAATACCAAACTACTATAGAAGTGAGGGTCACCAAAGAGATGCTTTGAAGAAAGATTATAGAGAATATTCTTGGCTTTTTGGTAGAGGTTCTATTTAAGTAATAGTATATTTCTTTATATTTATCAGTATGGCAGATAACAATTATACAATTTGGCAAAGACTAACAAAGGTTTTTGGACCTGATTCAACCTTGGATCAGCAACCACCAGTTTTCAAATTTGATAAACAAGAATTATTAAAGACGACTAACAAGAGTGAGTATGAGAAGGAAAAACTACAAGCACAACAAACTTACTATTTAGGTCAACAGTGGCAAAAAATTGAAAATAATTTATACACACAAGCCGTCTATTATGAACCTACTAGGTTAGCATCTTTTTATGATTATGAATCTATGGAGTATACTCCTGAAATATCTGCCGCATTAGACATATACGCCGAAGAATCTACAACACCTAATGAAGATGGATTTATTTTACAGATATATTCTGAAAGTAAAAGAATAAAGTCTATACTCGCTGATTTGTTCAATAACAAATTGGATATTAATACGAATCTTCAAATGTGGACTAGAAACACATGTAAGTATGGAGATAACTTTGTATTTTTAAAACTTGACCCAGAAAAAGGTGTAATGGGAGGACAACAATTACCTAACATTGAAATACAAAGATTAGAGAGAGGTATGAAACTACGTCCTGAAAGAAACACTACCGATACTGAAAATGATTCGTTAAAGTTTCTTTGGCAAGTTAAGGACATGAGTTTTAACACATGGGAAATTGCTCACTTCAGATTATTAGGTGACGATAGAAAGTTACCCTATGGTACTTCCATGTTAGAAAAAGCTAGAAGGATTTGGAAACAATTAATCTTGTCTGAAGATGCGATGTTAATTTACAGAACATCTAGGGCACCAGAAAGAAGAGTCTTTAAAGTTTTCGTGGGAAATATGGACGATAAGGATGTTGAACCATATATCCAAAGAGTTGCGAATAAATTCAAGAGAGATCAAGTTGCAGATCCTCAAAATGGTAATGTTGATTTGAGATACAATCAGATGGCTGTCGATCAAGATTATTTCATACCTGTCAGGGACCCTAACGCACCTAATCCAATCGATACTTTACCAGGAGCACAAAACTTATCTGAAATAGCGGATATTGAGTACATCCAAAAAAAGTTATTGACAGCACTAAGGGTTCCTAAAGCATTCCTAGGTTTTGAAGAAGTGGTGGGTGACGGTAAAACTTTAGCTTTACAAGATATCAGGTTTGCAAGAACAATTAATAAAATACAAAAGTCTATGATAGCAGAATTGAATAAAATTGCTATTATTCACCTTTACATATTAGGATTTGAAGATGAACTAACAAACTTTACTCTTTCACTGACTAACCCATCAACTCAAGCAGACCTACTCAAAGTAGAAAATTGGCAATCTAAAATTCAACTATATAGAGATGCGGTCTCTGATCCTGGTAATGGAATCCAAGCAGTATCCAGCTCATGGGCTAAGAAACATATTCTTGGTCTTTCAGATGACGAAATTAAGTTGGATATACAACAACAAAGAATTGAAAAAGCCGTAGCTGCTGAATTAGAAAAAACACCTGAAGTTATTTCTAAGACTGGATTGTTCGCCAACATTGACAAACTTTACGGTAATAAGGTTGATCAAGATACGGGTGAACAAGAAGGTGAGGTTTCAGAACCATCTGATTCTGGATTTGGAGATTTGGGTGGAGGACCTCCTCCTGATTTAGGTGGAGATTTAGGTGGAGACTTAGGTGGTGATTTAGGAGGTGATGAAGGTGGTGGTACTGAAGAAACACCCATAGAATCATTTGTAAAAAATAAGGATCTTGATTTAATTTTAGAGGATTCATTACTAAATGGTAAAGATTCTATTGATCTATCTAAAGGTCGTGAAGACTTGAAAGAAATCGAAGAAAAACTCAATAAACTTTTATTGTAATATTTATAAATAAAATGGCTATGAAAACTTTTGGACAACTCAAGACATATATCGAAAATTCATTGACGGAATCATATGGTACTAATGAATTTAAAACAAACATGAAATTTTTCAAAGATAACGTATTATCTGACAAACAAATTTGTGAAGCTTACAGTATTTACGATAACCTAAGTGAATCACAAGAATTAGATCAAACAGTATCAGGAGAATATTTGGAAGAAAGTTTAACCATTTTAGAGAATATTCTGATAAGTAACAAAGATAAGATCGGTAAACTCTCTGAAGGTTTGAAATTGGATGTTAATAATTATATTGATATTGATAATCTAGTTTACCATAAAACATCCGATAAAATTCTAGAAAGAATTGAATCAAAAAATAAGATTAAATCTTTATTACAAGAAAGTAAGGTCGACATACCAACTTCTAAAATAGATTTACCTCTTTCTTCAATGAAAGTCATTGCCGCAAAAACATTCGATAGAAATTTTTCGAACTTGAGTGAGTCAGATCTAAATCAGGTAAAAAAATATTTATCGATGAGTAATGATGAATTAAAGGTAGAGTATGAAAATGAAAAGACTAAAATTTTCGAAAGTCTTAATTTACAACTAAATGAATCATCTAGTGACCAAGAATTGAAAACAAAAGTTGATAAGACAATCGAGAAAATTAATTCTAATGAAGTAAACTTATTTTCTTTATTTCAATTGAAACAGTTATCAGAAAATCTGTGATTTTTTGTGTAAGTAAATCGCCTTCTTTTTAGATTTTCTTTTTTTAACACTTTTTTTCTCAAAAAACATATTAGAACGAATCTTTTCATTCTGTTTAACTTTTTGAACTTTGTTCTTGTAAATTTTCAGAGCCCTCTCTATCCCATCTTTTTTATTTACTTTGACTATTAGCATGTTATATAAATAGTTTCTTTTGACAAATGTACAAATATAACTTATATTTTTAATTATAAAAATAAACTATTATTATGTTTAAAATATGAAAAAAGGAAAAACCAGTCGGTTGAATTTTTTACAAAATGCGACATGTTTTTTTGGTACAGTTGACGCTAAAAAATTAAAATCATTATATATCGTTTTACAATGCTGGATCGAACCAACAGATCATTACGAGAATTGGGAAAGAATCGTAGGTAATTTGGAGAGAAAAATAAAACATACAGTCTTGGAGTCTATGGATTTAATAACATTCAAAAAATATAATATCATAGATCTAGACATCAGAAGTAGTGGTATAAAAGAAGGTAAGAGAAGTTTTGCGAATCTTGAAATTACACTATTTCTAAATGAAGAAAACGAAAATTTCAAATCCTTAATATTAAGAAATAAAATAAAAAATATTATAGGTCAGATTTATAAAGAAGATCTTATGAAATCAAAATATTTCAAAATACATAAGTCTAAATCAATCAAAGTTTCATCTTAAATCAAATTCAAACTATTTATAAATAAATTTGATATGAAAGTTTTAGGACCCTCAGATATAGGAAAAGGTATATTAATTGAGTATGATGCCGGATCGATCTCACCAGGAGATTCAAGAAATGCCCAAGTTATCAAAGAATCTTATGGTGACTTAGATCACTCCAAGCCGTTTGTTTTTTACGCGACTTTACAAAAGTATGATATACCAAATAGAAACGGTAGAACTTATCCAGAAAAAATATTGAGAAGAGAAGTTGAAAAGTATAAAAATAACATTCAAAAAGGTTTGGCAATTTCTGAGTTAAACCACCCAGAATCTTCATTAATTGACTTAGATAGAGTTTCTCATTTAATAACTGACGTTTGGTGGGAAGGAAACACATTGATGGGTAAGATAAAGTTATTAACCTCACCTGGTTTCCATGAAAGAGGTGTTGTTTCAACACCAGGTGATCAAGCGGCAAATTTAATGAGACAAGGTGTTACGATGGGTGTGTCATCAAGAGGTGTTGGATCACTTGTAAATAAAGGAGAAAAAAATGAAGTTCAAGATGATTTCGAATTAATATGTTTTGATTTGGTTTCGGCACCTTCAACTCCAGGAGCTTACTTATACTTAAATCCTGATGATAGAGGTAAGTATGATGAAAAACTAGATGAAGAAAAAAATCAAGAAAAAGAGGTAAATACAGATAAATTTACACGTTCACTTGATTTGATGACAAAGTTATCCGATTATTTAGATAAATAATATTATTATGGTTACAGCTGAAAAATACTTTGTGGTCAAAATACAGATTGATGACGTAGATCCACAAACAGGAAGAATTAAAAAACTACGTGAAGAAAAGTTAGTCAATGCTATTAGTGTCACTGATTGTGAAGCTAAAGTTATGGAAAGAATGGGTAATATTTCATTGGATTGGAGAATTACTTCAGTCAGTGAAAGTAAGATTGACGAAGTTTTCGAATAAACTTTCTACAACTAACAAATTACAAGTCGAGGTAAAACTCGACTTTTTTGTTTTCTAGAAATAGATGGCCAGATTTTTTTTAGTTTTTCACATATTTATTTAGAAATAAACCTTATTAATAAAAAAATGGCAGATAAAAAACAATCTTTGGTTGAAGAGGCACTTTTACAAATGGAGAATTTGAAAGAAGCCGTAACTGAAAACGCAAAAGGAATACTTGCTTCAACAATGAAGGAAGAAATCAGTCAATTAGTAAAAGAATCTCTAAAAGAAGAAGAGGTTGAAATCGAAGAATCTGAAAAGGACGAGACAGAAGAAGCAGTTCATAAAGAAATTGATGAACAAGAAGAAGTCGGTGATGACACCGAAGATCTCGAAATTGATGTAGATTTGGATAACTTAGATTTAGATGATGATTCTGATGATGAAGAAGTTGAATTAGATCTTGATGATATGGGTATGGACACTGATGTGGAAGACGACGTTGAAATCGATGATCTGATGTTGACTGACTTACCTGGTGACGACTTGGAAGTCGATTCTGAAGAAGAAATTTTAGCACCTTTAGATCTCACAATGGCAACTGATGATGAAATTATTCAGGTGTTCAAAAAAATGGGTGAAGAAGATGGTATCATTGTTCAACAAACAGATTCTGGTGTTAACATTAAAGATGACACTGAAGATGTTGAATATGAAATCAAAATGGAATCAACTGAATCTGATGAATCAGATGAAATTCTTTATGAAATTGAATTTACTGAAGAAGAAACCGAAGAAGGTTACAATGAAGTAGAAGAAGGTTACAACGAAGAAATGGATGAAGCTAGTTGTGGAACTCATGAAGGTGAAGAGCACGAAGGTGAAACACATGAAATGAGAGAGATAATGGACAAAATGAAAGAAATGATGGAAAGAGAAGATTTAGATGATGACATGAAAGAGATGATGAAAAAAGTCACTGAAATGATGTCTACTGAAGAAGAAACTGTAGAAGTTGAAGAAGGATATGAAAAGACGGAAATGGATGAAGTAGAAGAAATCGAGGAAACTGAAGAAGTTGACGAAGGTGAGGTTGAAGAAAGATCTTTAGCACAAGGACAAAGAAAAGGTGTAAATCCTGACGGTAGTCCTAAAGGTGGTTCTAAACCAGGTACTGGTCCAGTTCCAAATAAATTATTGTATAGAAAACTTCAAAATGAAGTGAAACAACTTAGAGAAAAGAATCAAGAGTACAAACAAGCTCTAGGTGTTTTCCAAGAGAAGTTAACTGAAGTTGCAGTTTTTAATTCAAACTTAGCTTACGCTACTAGATTGTTCACTGAACACACTACAACTAAGCAAGAGAAAATAAATATATTAAGACGTTTCGATGGTGTCGATACGTTAAAAGAATCAAAATCATTATATAAGAGTGTCAAAAAATCTTTAAGTGATGATTCAACCCTCGTTAAGGAAACAATTGAAAACAAAGTTGAAAAAACTCCAACTACGGGTTCAGCTACAAACCTTATCGAAAATAAAACTTATGAGAACCCTCAATTTATGAGAATGAGGGACCTCATGAAAAAACTATAATAAAAATAACTTAAAAAATTATAAAAATGGGAGCATTATTAGAATCAGGTCTCGTTGGTAACATTGGTCTTAAGCACCTCAAAGTTATCAAGGAAGACACAGTAAACAAATGGGACAAGTTAGGGTTCCTAGATGGCCTCAATGGTCAATTAAAAGAGAACATGGCTCAGTTATATGAGAACCAAGCATCTCACCTAATCAACGAAGCTGCGACATCTGACGCTGGCGGATCATTTGAAACAGTCGTTTTCCCAATCATCAGAAGAGTATTCTCTAAGTTGTTGGCTAACGATATCGTTTCTGTACAGGCTATGAACCTACCAATCGGTAAGTTGTTCTACTTTGTACCTAAAATTCAGGCTAGAGGTGCTGCTAACGAGCACGTTCCTCCATTCGGAGCACCTAATGGTCCTACTACTCCATATTCTGGATACTCTGAAAGTTCGGTTAACCTATACGATAGATTCTACGAAGGATCTGTTCCAGGTACTGCTGGATCAGGTGTTGATCCTGAAGGATTGTTTGACTACTCTAAGGGTAGATTCAGTGCACACACCATCCAAGGTACTATCGTTTCTGGTAGTAGCTATGGTACTGTAGTGACTGATGCGGCATTTACTGGTGGAACATCATTCCCTAAGTCTGTTGTTGTTGCATTCTCTGGATTTAGTAATGTTGCTGCTGGTAGAATGATTGGTCCAAGCGGTAACGAAATGGATACTGAAGAATTCCTATCTTACTTAAATGTTCAAGGTGAGGGTTCTGCATTCCCAGTAAACGTTCTTACTCAGAAGTATGGTAAGGGTATTGTTGAATATGGTGATACTCAGACATCTACATTCTCTGACGGTAACGGAGGTAGATATCAAGATCTATGTGACGCTAATGGTATTTTACGTGTCGTTGTTGACTTGAAGACACCAACAGACGATAGTAGTTCACTTGATGGTTACACAGGTACATCATTCACAGCGGCTTTCGCTGGATTCCAGGCAACATACAGAGTATATGAAGAACTCGAATTCGAAGACAAGATCGGTGAAGTATCGTTCGATCTTGAAGCGGTTACTGTAACAGCAATCGAAAGAAAACTAAGAGCACAATGGTCTCCAGAACTCGCACAAGACGTTTCTGCATTCCACAACATTGACGCTGAAGCTGAATTGACAGCTTTATTGTCAGAGCAAGTGGCAGCAGAAATTGATCGTGAGATCTTAAGAGACTTGAGAAAAGGTGCGGCTTGGAAACTAAGATGGGACTATGACGGATGGAGAAGATTATCAACAACTTCTACAGCATACAACCAGAAGGACTGGAACCAGACATTGATCACTGCGATCAACCAGATTTCAGCTCAAATCCACAAATCAACATTGAGAGGTGGTGCTAACTGGGTAGTTTGCTCTTCAGAGGTTTCAGCAATCTTTGACGATCTAGAGTACTTCCACGTTTCAAACGCGGCTCCTGATCAGGATAACTACAACATGGGTATTGAAAGAGTTGGTACTCTTTCTGGAAGATACCAAGTGTACCGTGACCCATACTTCCCACCAAACATGGTATTGTTAGGTCACAAGGGTAATTCAATGTTGGATACTGGATATGTATACGCACCGTATGTACCACTCCAGTTAACACCAACTATGTACAACCCATTCAACTTCACACCAATTAAGGGTATCATGACAAGATACGCTAAGAAGATGGTTAACAACAGATTCTATGGTGTGATTCAGGTTGATGGTGTTAGAACATTCGACCTCAACTCTTTAAGATAATAATTAAAGTTTTGAAAAAATTAAAGGGGGACATTAGTCCCCCTTTTTTATTTCACAATATTTGGAATCTGGTCCAAAATATAAACATCTGTATAATTTTAGTTTTTCTCTATGAGATTTAAAATGATCATCAACTGATGACTTATCATAACCTAAAATTACTTCAGATGTAATTTCACTCTGCAATTTCACGATTTCACTTAGTAGTTCGTCTTTTGTCATATCAAAAAAAAAAGGAAGATAAACTTCCTTTATTAATTTAATTTATATTAAGATCTTCATTATGTTTTTTCAACATCCTAATTGATTTGGATAATAATTCGGATTCTTCAATTGTAAATATATTTCTATTGTGAGCCATTTTGGATGCTTCAATCAAACAAAATAGTGCTTGATTGACACTTAAATTATTTATGAAACGATCTAGATCATCAGTACTAGTATAGTTTATAGAATTATATAATGTACCCATTGGGTTTGTCTGGACATTATTTTTTAGGGACTCGTAAATTTCATTATATTTTTTTTCAATCTCAGAAACATTCTTAGATCTCCTTTTTCTTGTTTTTGTATTTTCTAATTCACTCATTTTAATCTATATTTAATGATATTTATTTGTATACAATCATAATATAGTATAAATCCTCAAAGAAAGAAGACATGAACCTAAAAAAAACTATAAGAGAATCTTTACTTAAAAAAGTAATGTCAGAAGAATTAAAATATCACGTAGATAATAATATTTCGTTGACTGAAAATGTTTTTAGATATGGTAGTGATAAATATTTTGAAGTTATTAATGAAGCAAGAAAACTTTATAAGTTAGGATATAATTTCGATGAGTTTGATCGTGAAATACTAGAATCAGATTTAGGTACAATAGTCAAAACAAAATCAGGAAAAAAGATTCCTTTAGATATGCCATTTGAATATGGATCTGTCAATGAGGCTGAATATCAAGGAAAAAAAGTTAATTTAAATGATCCAAAAACTGGAGGATCAAAAAAATGGTACGTTTATGTAAAGGATGGTGATAAAGTAAAAAAAGTTAGTTATGGTTCTCCTGTTATGACTGCGAAATGGAATGACCCTCAAGCTAGAAAGTCATTTGCCGCTAGACATCAGTGTGCAAAGAAAAAAGACAAAACTAAAGCAGGTTATTGGGCTTGTAGGGCACATAAAGATTTCGGTAAAAATGTATCTGGTAGATTTTGGTAATGATTTATATTCAAAACGATATTTCAGATAATAAATTTACTAGAACTTTTTCATCAGATATAGACAGTTCAGAGTTAGTCTGGCATATGGATGCTGAAAATAGGTTGGTTGAAGTTCTAGAGGATAGTGATTGGAAGTTCCAAATGGATAATGAACTACCTAGGACCCTCGTAAAAGGACTTAAATTTGAAATACCTAAAGAGACCTTTCATAGAGTAATTAAGGGTACAGGATCTCTTAAAATCCTTATTGAGGAATATTAACGTTCGTGGGGTAACTTAACCGTTTTGAATGTGTAATTCGAATCGACGTAAGCGTCTGGATAAAATTCAAAAAAGTAATCAAGTGCACTATCGAAACTCGCAGATTGAGTTTCCATAATAATTTTACCTTCTTTGATTAATTGATATGTGCGTTGAGTGTGTTCCATTTACAAGTGTAAATGTAAAAAAACTAATTCAAAAATCAAAATATTTTATTTCTTTTTTCCCCATTTTTTACCTTTACCTTTTGTTGAACATGCTGAGGGTGTCGGTCTACATGATGGATACTTTGCTCTTTTTTCTCCTTTTTCTCTACCACAAGGCTTACACTTTTTTCGACCCGTTTTAGAATCTTTACGACAAGTATTACAATCTACCCATCCACTACTTTTCCCTTTACCTCCTTGTCTACTAAACCATCCATGTAGTCCACTTTTTTTTTCCTTAGAGTAATCGGTTTTTTCGTCAATAATTTGTTTGATCAACTCTACAAGTTGCGATTCTGTCATACGAAATTTTTTCATGATTTTAACATTTTTTTCCTTTCCAGATTTCACCTTTTCTACATTGGACCATTGCACCACTTTTATATGCCGAAGTTTCTGGTCCGTATGATTGATCAGCACATCTGTGACATCTATCCTTTTTTTTCTTTTTCTTTTCTGAAATGACTTTCTCTATCAATTCAATCAATTCAGTTTCGGTAATTCTTATCTTTTTCATTTTCTGTTAACGATTTGAAATTTGAGTTCTCTTTTATAAGTATTAGTCTCACCATCGGTTTCAACTTTGATGTCTAAAAAGTATTCGTTTGGTATTTTATCATTCATATCCAAATAAAAGTGATTACCATCATTTGTGCGATTTATCCTTGTCCAGTCCTGAACCATAACTTCAGTAGTACCCTCTTTGACATACAACCTATAATGTCCTAGAAAATCAACTAATTGTTTATTAGTTGAATAAGCTTCTTTGACATCGACCTCAATTTTTCTTATATCCGATGTCAATATCTTTTCATCTTGCTTTATACCTGTAAAATTAAATGAATATCTTTTTGGATTGTAAGTTGAAATTCCAATATTATACTTTTCTGATTCTTCTTTAATTATAAAAGAATTTTCAACATCTCTAAGTGGTTTTTGATCGATTTCAATTCCATTCCAATTGTCATAATACATACATGGTATTGTTTCACCAGTTAGACCATCGATTTCACAAACATAAACACCCTTTGTCACTCTACAAGTACTTAAACCAGTGAAACCTTGAATAGGTTCATAGTTTAAATCTAAGATATCCACAAAAGGATTTCTATCTAAATTTTTTGGAACTCCGTTTTCGTAGGAATATAAATATAACTTATTTTTGTGACCATTGATAAATAAATTTCTATCATCTTCTATTAAGTCATCATAAGTCGTTTCTAGATATGGTTCATAGAATGTTTGAGTGTGTCTTGTAAAAAACCCTACAGAATGAGATTCAGTCATTCCGGAAATATTTTCTATTTGTCCAGGGAATGCGATTATATATCCCGTTGTAACAAGCCGTCCTCTTAGAATCTCGGTTATCTCTTTAGACATATCAAAACTAATATCTTCATTACCAAATTCAAAAGACTGAGAATCAACCAATACTAGATCATTTTCCGTTACTGTCGCAAAATCTCCAAGTACATTAGAATATATCCCGGGAGTACTCCAACTAGTTGTAGTTGTACTGTTAAAATAATTAGATGGTCTATCAGAATAAGTTTTGTCAGTTGCTAATTCCTGAGTATAATATTGTGTACTACCATTATCATTATTTGTATTAGAATAATAATCAAAACCAACACCTTCGTCCCAATATTGGGGTTCACCCCTGGTCCCAGAAGTATAAGGAATACGATATAAATTTAAAGTAAAAGAACTTGCCCTTCTTTTTCCATTCGACCACTTATCATTTAATAACTCTTTGTCAAAGGCAGATGTATTTGTCATCCTTAATATGTGAGAAGTTTCTCCAGAACATGGTTGACTTGCTATGGGTAACCGAATAGTACCATCAGCGACTTTCGATCTTAAATCTTTTAGATCTAAATCAAATATAAATCTAGAAAATCCTACAGGTGAGATAACATTATCTACAGATCCGAAAAAAAGTTCAGTAAAAGGACTTTGACCTGTGTTGGTCGTAGATCCATAAATGATGGTATTATTTCTCGAGAAGTAAGACTTGTGAACTGACATTTAAGACTTTTATAATAAATATTCAATTTATACGAATATTCTTATTCAAGACTTTTTGATTTGCATTGAGTAGTTCTCTTTGGATTTGATCCATAGTAATTGTACTGTTATATCCCACAGGTATAGGGGGTAAACCTGGATATGGGTGAACATGTTTAAATAAAAATTCTACAATCATTTCTAATAACTCTAACATTTCTTCACCCCTCACCATACTAGATGTCTTAGGTTCAATCTCATTAGCAATTCTATCTCTATCTATACCATATAAAGTACCATCTAAATCAATTTTTTGTCCATTGTTAGACTTGTTAGATTTATGTGAAAGTAAGTAAATGGTATCCGCACCCATTAACGCAGAAGTATTAACTTCTGTTGATGTATTTTGGGGTACAATTGTAATTTCTTGAGTCTCAGTCGGGGCTTTACAAGAATACTTTTTATCAAAAACTAAATTATATCCCTTTTTACTACAACCTGAATTAACATTTATTTTATTGAAAATCGAGTTCAAATTTTGTTTTTCAACAGGATTGAAACTTTGAGTAGATTTTTTATACTGTTCTGGATTAGGTCTAAAATAAAGAGGTATATTATCAACTCTATAAATTTTTTGACCTGAAATCGAAAGTGTATTATATTTGTCATTAAGTGATTTTATTTCATTAAAGTCCTTTTCGTCAACAATCGATTTTATAATTTTATTAACTAATTCAGAATACTCTTCGTGGTTAAGAGGAGTATTTATTTGTATACTAGAACCTAAACCTAGGTCTTCACCTACATTTAAATCAACTTTCGTACCGCTAATTCTGAAATTTTTAGTGGATGTTCTTGGTCCGGGTTTTACTTTATATATTGAAATATTACCTGTAAATTGACCCTGAGTACTAGATGAATTTTCAACATAGTATTCGACTAAAATTTTTAGATCATCGTAGACAGTTTTCAATTTTTTCTTTTTTGAAGGTAACCCAAAAGAGATGTTTTTTTCAAATTTTGATATTTGTAAAAATCCCCTTCCTATATAAGAATTAGGCGGTACTTTTTTATTAGGATTTTCTACATATTTTCCAGATCTCAGTAAAATATGGTTTTTTTTCACTACAATATCAGATCCACCTCTCCCTTGAACTCCAACATCTTCAGGTTTAATAAAAACCCCTTCACTTAATTCATTAGTTAGACCTCCAGAAGATTTGAATATATCTGGTGGTGGTAAATTTCTTGAACCTATTTCTAAATTAGTCACTGCACTATTGTAAGGTTCATTTTCGACTAAAAGAGCGGAAGAATAAATAGGACCAATGTAATAACGATCTAAATTTTCAGTTTTATCAGGATTAGCATAAATTAGGTTAACATATTCCCCTACTTTCGGTACAAGGTTTGTAAAAAAGGGATTTAGTGGATGAAAGACGAACGGATCTTTTTTGTCCCAAAAATCCCATAACTGTTCACCGTAAGTCAAACTAGCATTTTTCTTTTGGGCTGTGTTTTCGATTATTGGTTCCACTCTGATTCTACCTAAATTTTTAGGATCATCAACATCAGTAACCACACCTCTAAAAATAATCTGACTCATCTTCTTTTGTTATATTCTTTTAAAATTTTATTGTATGAATTTTCAGTAAAATCCAAAATTTGTGTTAGATTTAGAATCTCGACTTTTGTTTTTTCGAAATTATCCGACAAATAACTTAAAGAATTTTCTAAATCTTTATTAGAAAATTCTGATGGTTTTTTAATTATATCTTTCAAATTATCCATACTCATTCACATTTTTTTTCCAATACCTCTACCTGGTAAAGTTGTTCCCCCACCCAAAGCTGCAACTGCCAATGGAGGTATAAAAACTTCAACTTTACTATTTGCCAATTCCTCGTCATTCACACCTTTAATCATTTGTTGCATAGCATTCAAAGCGACATTTGGGGATCCATCAGGTAATGCACCAGTTGGGATTCCTTGTGATTCAAGGTTACCCACAACATTAGATAATGCTCTGGTTGGTGAAAATCCTCCTAAAATTCCTGCATTAGCTAAGGCAAAGCTTGGTAAACTAACACCAATCGATGATCTGGCTAAGTTTAAAAGATTCTGAATTTCATCGACTAAAGATTTACATTGTCTAAAATCAATTATCGCTGAAACTACTTGTAATAAAATAAACAAAATTGATGCGATCATTTTGATTCTAGCATCTTTTGCTTCAGTAGCAATCTCCTTTAATAGAGTTTCTACTAATCGACGAATATTTCTTTTCAATATTTTTACCAGTTCTTCTATGAAAATCGCACCTATTTTACTACACAGTTCAATGAAAAAACTTTTGAAGTCTTTCATAAAATCTTCTATGTCTTCAACATTATCGGCTAATTCATTTTTGAGTGATTTCAAACCAATCATTAATCCTAAAACTGATTTCGGAGATAATACTGCAAAACTTACTGACTGTATTATTTGATTTAGAATATCGGTTTTAATTTTAACATTTAAGTCCAAATTAAGACCTAATTTTTTCCATTCTTCATCATTAATCATTTTATCTAGTTCCCCCATAAAAACCTCTGTTTTACGATTATCTGGAACTTCACGAATCACATCAATTGAATCCAATATCGAATCAACATTTACTGGAAATTTAATATTTTCACAGTCAGTAAATTCGGTTACACCTTGTTTTATATTTTCTATTTTACTATCAATATCATTTAAATCAGATGATGTGAAGTCAAAAAATGATTCATCAATTTGATCTAATACCGATTGTTTTGCATTTCCACTAACGTCAATTTCAGTATTGGAATCGAAACAAAGTCCAAGAATTCTTTGAATCATCTTGTCAAATTTTGTTTGTTTCTCGACTTGATCGATAGAGACACCACCTTTAATACTCACAATATTTTGTAATGAATCAAAAATTCTGGCAAGAACTACATCAAAATTTACAATATCTATTGTTTTGTAGTATTCGACCAAAAAATCTGAAATATTATTTCCGTTAACTCTTTGCTTTAAATCTATTTTGTAGAAATCACCAAAATAAGGGATACCATTTTCTGTATATTCTGTAACATATTGAATATCAAATAAAGGATTTTGTGATACTCCTAATATTGTATTTACACCACCATTTTGAGTAAGATCATATAATTTTTTATCCATAGAAAATGGAATTTGACCACTTACAGGATCATTTTTCTCATAAAAAATATCAAATGGTTTCAATTCATATGAATTGGGTAGTAATCTAAATAAGTCTATACTCCTAATATCGATATATATAGAATTTTCCACTTCGAAGGTTTGTTCCTGAGAACAACCTATTGTGGAAATTGTTTCAGATAAAAATACTTCAGAAATTCTATGTTTTGTATTTTTGGCGGAATTCAATAATAGTTCTATTAAGAAACTTACAGTATCGGATCCGGATGTAGGGTCATTAGGCATGGTAGACTTTATCATACCAACAATTTGATCAAATTGACTTTTGATTTGATTTTGTAATCTTTGTGACGTATCACCTAAATTATTTAGTTGTTTTAGTGCGTCACTTTTACTTTGTTCAAAAGTATTTCCTGCAGAGTTTAGTTTAGATTTAGCCTCATCCTTTTTTAAATTGACCGTAGATTTGAAGGATGAAATCTTCGAATTTATGTCATTATAACTTTGATTAAGATCTAAAGCCATTATAGTTTGTATTCAGAAGAATTATCAACATCTTTACTTATCAAAGCTTGAAGTACATCTTCATCCATCTCTGATAAATCAAATGATTCTTCGGAATTACTGGAACTTTTTTCCCAGATTGAGGATTGTAACTTTGAAAGAGTTAGTTTCTTTTCAATCGTATCGTTAATTATTTTTTGTTGTTCCTTTAGTACTGGACCTATCAATGTCATATCTTCCGGTCCTTTTAATAGATTCAACATCTTATTCTGAACTCTGATTGCGGTAGATCTTTGTTCAACTAATTCATTATAAATTTCCTGCATTAAAGATAAAACAGAATTTTTGTTTAATGATATTTCTTTCTTTTTAGGTCTTGGCATACCTATAAATATTAAAGTTCGTTTAATTTTGCATTTATCTCATAATACAAATCCTTGAATTTTACCATAGAAGATCTTATCTCTTTGGTATTCATATTAGTCATCTCACGTAAAGATAGTAGAATTACGTTCTTATTAAATTTATTATTATCAGTACCTAAAAATATTATTTCATAATTTTCAAACAGTTCGACAAGTGCGTAACCCAACTTAGTTTCGTTTTCATTTAGATCTTGTTCTTCAATATACTCTTCTAATTCTTTAACAAATTTTTTTATTAATTGAGTGGTTTCTACTTTTTCATTTTCTAAATAATATATCATGTCTGGACGATTTTCGATCTTTGTTGAAATGTCCTCGTAAGATATTTTTCTATTTTGCTCTTTTTGATCTTTTATTATTTGACCCATCAAATAATTTTTGCAAATAGTACCAAAGTATGAATAAGCTTTTTTGTTTTTATCTGGTTTAAATTTCTCAATCTTAGTCATTAAAAAAGAGTGAGTATCATTATGAATTTCTCTGAAATCCATACCTTTGCGATACAATTTATATCTTCTTATAATACTGTCAATCATTTTATCAACTGGTGCCCTCAAGTAGGTAGCGTAAATTACATTACGCTCCTCTTGAGTTGTTGCACTAATAAAAAGTCTTACAGCATTTTCTTCTCTTACATCGAAATAGTTACTTGTAGATTTTTTTTTAGTCTTAGTATTTCCACTTGTTTCTCCAGACAAAATTTAAGTGTTTTCAGGTTCATATGTAATTTTATTATCTTCCTTAAAAAATTGTTGTTTTTTAGCGGTATCAATCCAAAAACTAGCTTCATCCGATGTGATTACATTCTCACCAAACTTGTAATTCCAAAAAATAGACCCTTCTCTCATATTCACATGTTTGTAACCTATTCTAGGAATAGTCATAAATTTTACAGAATTATATGTCATTCTTAGTAAGAATTCATAAACAAATGAAAGTTTTAAACTTTGTTTGAATCCACCAAAAGAATCTATTATTTTTTTCTTAAATACTAATCCACTAGATTGGAAATTTTGGTAGTTTAATAAGACTTCATTAGTCAATATACCTATTTCAGTGTTCATATTAGCTGCGAAAGTTGCTTCATTCGTAAATCCTGCGAACGATTGTTTTTCATCTACATCAACAACTAATGGTAAAAACCCATCAAAATCAGGGTATGACTCGAAATATCTTTTTACACTTTTAAACCATATTTTGGAGTATTCATCATCAAACTCTAAAATTGATACAAGATCATTTTTGGTTGATTTGATACCTAAGTTGACTTGAGATTGAAAGTCCGAATCTCCTTCATTCAAAACTCTATTTACTGTCAATCCACTAAAATCAAAGTCATCTAAATAATTGATTAAACTTTCTTCATCAGTGTGAACAATAATCAATTCATCTACTGGTTCTTCCTGATGTAAAACAGATTGTACTGACTTACTAAAAAATGTTTCAAAATCTTTATGTTTTGTTGATTCGATGGGTAAAACCACAGAAATCAAAAAATTATCTTCTTTTTTCATATTATTCTACTTCTTCTAATTCGTTTATATTTATTTGATTCTCAAATGATTTTAAACGGGAATCACAATAGGAACTAATTAACTGGACAACATTATAATCAAATGAATTTTTATCTGAATATTTTTCCGAGGTTTCTTTCCCTGCATTATAAAGATCTTCAGATATATTATCTTCTAACCAGTTTTGAATAAAGTCTGCTATTATGTCTACAGTTTGTAATTTATCAAAATACCAAATTCCATTATTATCGTTCATCCAGTCTGGTTTCATATTTGGCACTTTACCAATAACAGGTGTACCACATTTCATAGACTCTAGTGGGAAGGTTCCAAATGATGATGAATCATCGATCCATACAGATACAAAAGAATCTTGTAAGTATTCAGAAAATTTTTCCATAGAAATTCCACGCATATCTCTAAAAGTGACCCAACGATACTGCGGATACCTTATGTAAAAAGTTTTGATTATAATCATAGTATCCCTTTGGTCTCTAGTGTGTATAGAAATGATCGGTTTACAAGGGAATTTTTTTTCAGTGAATACTTCTGAAATTGTTGGTTCTAAAACGTCAACACTAACATTTCTCATCAAATCCTTAACAAATTCTTTTTGTTTTTCTGTCGTAGTTAAACACTTGTAAAAACCATAGTCAGTCCATTCAGTTCCTGGTTTGAGGGTTTCAAGAATTGCATCATAAGATTGTGAAAGTACGATTTTACCACAAGGTAATTTTGACACTTGTTCGATAACATGACCGAAAACCTCTGGGATAAAAATAAAATCCTCCGGACTTACCTCTAACTTTTGTGATTCTAAACTCAAATGTTCTAATTCAGTATAATCGGTCCCTAACCAATCACCAACACCTTTATAGTCATCTTTTTCGTGTAAAATAACCGGTTGATAACCCGAATTATTCAAAGACATTGCAAATTCATAAATGTATCTGACAGATCCTTTAGCATATCCTTTACTGTCTAACACAAAGAAGTAAAATTTATTTTTTTTATCTCTTAAATTAGAAATACTTTTTTTTATTTTTTCTAACTTTATATCTTCCATTTCAGTTTATTTTTTTAATTTATTCCTCCAATAATCTAAAAGATCATTCATTGTTTGTTTCAATTCAATCTTAGGTTCCCATCCAGTCATTTCAACTAATTCTTTCGAATCACCAATTTGTACTTGGATATCGATTGGTCTATAGTAAGGTTCGTAAATTTTCTGTTCAACCTCATCATAGTCGAATTTGGAACATTCGATAAGTAAATCTGTATAGTGTTGCATTTTATTTACTTCACTACCACATACGTTGAAAACTTTTCCTTTAGTTTCTGGATTTATCATTAACAAATAATATGCGTTTACACAATCTCTTACATCTATTACAACTCTTTCTGTCTCGAGATTACCAATTTTCAAAACTTTTTCTTGTAACCCAAGTTCCATTGCCGCAATTTGATATGCATCGGAACTTATGCTGAAAATTTTACCCCTTCTTGGACCTGTATGACTAAAAGCTCTTGTTACAAAACCATCTAAGAAACCATTACTAGCTCTCTCTTGAACATATAAATCCATAGCAGCCTTCGATGAACCATAAGGATTACTAGGTTTCAAAGGTGTGTCAATCGACAAAGTCCCAACATCTTTACATTCGTCACCATACACTTCACTGGTAGAACAGAACATGAATCTAGTTTTACTATTTTCCAAAGAAGTTATTAAGTTCATAGTTGCAGATACATTTTCTTCCCATGTTAAAATTGGATCTTTGAAGCTTGTTGGTGGATGAGATTGTGCGGCTAGATGAAACACTCCATCAAACTCTTCTCGATCAATCAATTTTTTTACACCGTAAAAATGTTTCAAATCTAGATAATGAAAAGTTATTTTATCCAATTCTTCTGGAGTAAGAATATCCAACAAATCTGTTTCTCGACCATTAGCAGTTCTTACTACTCCATGAACTTCATGTCCTTTTTCTAACAATAGTTTCGCAAGATTTGGACCAGCAAATCCTGTTATTCCAGTAACTAAGTATTTCATATTTTTTTCAAAATTTTATTTAATAATAATGTATTGAAGGCGAATTTAAAGGGAAGACTTAAATTTTTACTAGAGTGAATTCCTAAGTTTTCATCTATTTCCTCTCTTTCCGTCAATAAGACTTCGATCATTAATTTTACGAAGTCATACTTAACAACATCTGTCTGTTTTTCTACATGACCCTCTTCATTACTTGTTGCAATACCAACAAGAGAATCGATTTCTTTTAAATCGATATAATAATTTTCACCTAAAATCGAAATCATTTTCTTTAAGTTTTAATTGTTTATATAGTTTTTCAAATTCTTCAAGAGAATTTATTGAAATATCTGTTTCAATACTTTTATTATATGTTGATTCGAATTTTACCAACTGAATATTTTCAGGTGAATTAATTAATAATTCCGGATTTGCGGTGACGATAATATCACACTCATCCCAGAGACTATCGATGGTGATTTTTGAGAAAAATTTAATTTTCTCAACTAGACAACCATATTTTGATAAGAAAAATAGAGATGCTGGCTTAGATTTTCCGATCTCATCTGATATAATTAATATTTCATTTTCATCACGTAGATCTTCATAAATTTTATTCAATTGATTGAAAGTTGTCATTTCAGAACTAGGTGAATTACCAAAAATTTGCATAGTGAAATCTTCATAAAAAAAAGAAAATAGTTCTTGATCGTCTTTGAATTTGAAGTGTGACTTTAAATCATTGAGATTAGTGACAGGAAGATTTAATCCATATTCGAATTCATCACCTTCATACTCATCAATGTAAAATTTTTGATAAATCTGTTCTGCCTTCGCGAATGTATCTCTTAAGACATGATTTATATCGAAAGCTAACTTTTTCATTCGTATTTATCTAAAATTTGTGTGATCAAAGGATTTCTAATGATATTACTTTTATCAAATTTGTAAATCCCTATATTTTCTATGTTATCGAACCTGTTTATGGCATCATAAAGACCTGATTGTGTTTTATCTCTAAATCTATCTGTTTGTTCAATATCACCAGATATGAAAAATTTTGAATTAAATCCAATTCTAGTCAGTAATAATTTCATTTGACTTTTTGTTGTGTTTTGTGCTTCTTCAAAAACTAGTATGGCATTATCTATATTCATACCTCTCATATATGCCAATGCAAAGACTTCGATAAATTCGAATTCCTTAAGTTTTTCCCTCTTTTCTTTTCCAATTATTTTATTTAGTAAGTAATATGAAGGAAATATATATGGATCTAATTTTTCTTCCAAATTTCCAGGTAATGACCCTAATTTTTCTTCAGCTTCAACTGCAGGTCTTACGATTATAATTTTTTCATAATCATTTTCTGGATCTAATAATAAATCGACTGCGGCTTTCATTGAAATGTAGGATTTACCTACTCCCGCGGGTCCTGAACATATTACAATTTCTTTTTCTTTGAGGATATCGTAATATTCTTTTTGTGATTTACTTAAAAATTTTTGTTTCGGTTGACGTCCGACAATTGATTTTATTTCTTGTTTTTTTTTACTTATATTCGTCATATTATAATTTTTCTTGCCAGTAATCTATCATTTCATCTAACATAGATTCAAATGTATATTTAGGTTCCCAACCTGTTTTTTGTTTGAGTTTAGAACAATCACCTTTCAAATCTTCTAACTCTTCAGGTCTGAAATATTTCTCATCAATAATTAAATGTTTGTCAATATCCAAATCTAGTTTTTTGAAAACATATTCCACTAAATCTCTAACAGAATGAGAAATTCCAGTTGAACAAACAAAATCATCTGGGTTGTTTTGTTGTAGTATTAACCACATGGCTTCCACATAATCTTTAGCGTGTCCCCAATCTCTTGTGGCTTCCATATTACCTAAAGACAATGTTTTGGATAATCCTTTTTTTATTTTGACCGCAGCTTTTACCACTTTATTAGTTACAAAATTAGTCCCTCGTCTAGGTGACTCGTGATTAAATAATATACCATTAGAAACAAACATCTGATAAGAATTCCTATAATTTCTACTTATGTTATATGCAAAAACTTTAGAACAACCATAAGGAGAAACTGGATTCATTGGTGTTGTCTCACGTTGATATCCATCATCATCAATGTTATTTCCAAACATTTCTGAAGATGACGCTTGATATACCTTAATATTAGGATTTACTAATTTTACAGCTTCTAATAGGTTCAGAGCACCTAAACCTGTTACATTTGCAGTGTAAATTGGTTGATCGAAGGAAATTCGAACGTGTGATTGTGCCGCCAAATTATAAATCTCATCTGGATTACATTTTTGTATGATCCTTATTAATGATGATAAGTCTGTCATGTCAACATATTCTAAATTAGAACTAATTGCATGATATACATTATCCAGTCGATTAGTTTGGTTTTCCGCCACTGAGTTTCTTTTCACAGTACCCCATACTTCATATCCTTTTTCTATCAAAAATTCTGCAAGATATGAACCATCTTGGCCATTAATACCTGTAATTAATGCGACTTTATTTTCTTGATTTTTCATAATTTTCTAAAAACCATTTTATTGTTTTTTTTATTCCAACTTCAATTGGTGTAAATTCAAATTCAGGTAAATATTCTTTAATCTTTGAATTGTCTGATGGTTTTCTAAACTGACCATCAGGTTTTGACTTGTCGAATAATACTTCCCCTTTAAAATTAAACTCTTGTACTAATAAATCAACTAAATCTCTAATTGAAATTTCTTGTGAAGTCGATAAAATAATTGGTTCGGGATCATTGTAATTTTTTAAAACCCATTCAGTCAAATGACTAACATCTTCAGAATAAATAAATTCTCTTAAAGGTTTACCTGATCCCCATACCTCAAATGGTCTATTATCAATTTGTGAAATATACATTTTATGTATCAGCATCGGAACTACATGACCGTGAGTTAAAGAAAAATTGTCATTTGGTCCATAAATATTTGTTGGAACAACTGATTTATAATTTAATCCATACTGTTCTTTATAAGATCTAATCTGTATATCCGCCATCCTTTTAGCATATGCGTAAGCATCATTCGAAAAATGAGGAGGACCCAAATGAATGTATTCTTCCTTAAGTGGATATTTGGTGTTATCAGGAAAAATACAGGTGGATAAAAAAGTAACTAGATTTTTAACACCATGATTTCTTGCTTGTTCAATCACATTAGTGTTTATCATGATATTATCATAAAAATATTCACCTTTGAAATTCATATTAGATCCTAATCCACCAACTTTTGCGGCCGTATGTATGACTTCAGTAGGTTTATATTTTTTATACATTTTAATCACCTCATTGGTTTTAGTTAAATTATAATCCTTAGATGATATTTTTACGTCTCCATCAAGACATGAACCTACTAAACCATTTCCTGTTATTAACCTCATACTTTAAATTACTTTCCATTTATCAGAAACACATACTCCCCAATCATCATCTCTACTTTTGTAATTTTTATGAAAAACTAAATTCTGATTTGGAGTGGTTGTGTGTAAGTCTACTAAATGAAAGAATGATGAGTTAACACAATGAACTTCTTCTGCGTTATCTATTAGTTTGAGATAATCAAATATTGTATCGGCTTGTTCTACAAATATCCTTTTCAAATTATTACCAATTAAGTCATAATTTATTCCATCTAATCCCCCACTATGTTTATTATGTATTAATGCATATTTTTCATCATTAGGATTTAATTTTTCATACTGATTATTCTCCTTTATAAAGTCTCTTTCAACATAAAAATCAGTCCACCTTTTTTGATGGTCAACATTCATACTTTTATAAAAATTTTCATCCCACATTGGTCCACAACAAAAAGTATTATGGTGACCTATTATGGTTAATTTTTGACTTAAATTATTTTTGGAAATGTAGTCGTTAACCCCGAAATCATCATTTACCGCAATCAATTCTAAATTAGAAAGATCTCTGAACATAAACTGGACACTAGGTAAATTATGATGTTTAACAAACAAATATGTTTTATCGTAATCTCTAATTAAATTCCTTATTAAACCATTACAAATTAAATGATCCCCTAATCCTAAATGTTGGTGTATGTAGTTTATATTCATTTTTTTACTGTTGCAACTCCTTTTATCTGAACAACTTCTCTAGCTTTTTTATTTGCAAAAATAATTGAATTTGGAATATCTTTAGTATTTAAATAAAAATAAATAAATGAACTTAGAAATGTATCACCAGCACCACTTACATCAAAAGTATTAATAGGTTCTGTTTCATAAATTACATTATCGTATTGACATCCTTTACCTCCTAAAGTGACAATCATTTTTTTATCTAAAAATTCTAAGTTTCCATGTAACTCTAAATTTTTGTTATATTCAGTTTCGTTGATCTTGATAAAATCAATATTTTCACAATACTTACCTAATAATTTTTTTGTGTCTAAAAATACTGGGCACTTCACATTTTCACTTATGTATTGTATATCCTTTTCATTTAAAAAACCTTTATTGTAATCAGAAATGACAACCGCATCCCACTGAAGATTTAATTTTTCATATAGAATTGATCTATCTATCCGATCACATTTATCGTTTTCATCTACTCTTATTATCAGTTGATTACTTGACTTATCAACATATCTAATTTTGTGTATTGTACTCTGATTTGTTACCAGATCGACTTCAAGACCGAAAGAACTCAAATTCTCTTTTACATTTGCAGCCATACCTGGATTTGTTGTATAATCTGAAGGTAAGAAAACTGGTACAGGCGCTTCAGGACATAACCGGTTACATTTCCCATAAACAAATTTATCGATACATGAGTCTCCAATAACTAAAATCATTTTTTCAATATCATGTGATCATTGGTTAATGGTAAATCATTTTCATCAATTCTTTCACCTATAAAACGACCTTCAGGATCCCTTTCGATTGGGAAGGGTCTTCCATTACCAAACTCATCATGAATTACCATATCATTTGTGTAACTTTCATAAACGGATTTCAAAAACATTTGATCTGCTCCGTAACCTATTGGTTTTGACTCGTGCCATTTCGAAACCATATCGGTGAGAGGTAAAATTTTAGATTTTATTCCCCACATTCCACCTAAAATTCCAGGACGGTCGTTTCCATATGGAATCGCATGTGCAGGATGATCTCTCATTACATGGATTGATTTTCCACTGTCTATCCATTCGTCTACTGCCATTTTTTCCCTTATAGAAACTCTAGAATCACAATCCCTAAAGACAACATATTCACAGTCATCAATATCTGATGCTAAAAATCTCCAGAACATACCGTATAGATTTTTATCAGTAATGTCGATGGTCAATACATCTAGTTCATTTAATTTATCAATTGTTTCAGTTGGTACAGTATTATCATAATAAACTACCATTTTCCACCCAGGATAAATATCCTGAATAATTTCAGCGTTTCTGATTGCCCCTTCATTATAAATTGTTTGTTTAGACCACAAACTAAAACTTACGTAATTCATATATATTAATTTATAATATTCATTAATTTATATAAGTCATTCATTTGATTAAAATTCTTTACATAATGATGGGTAAAGAATTCAATAGGATTTATTATATTGTTATATCTATCATCTAGAGTTTCAACCCCGATTCGGTCTTTTCCTTTTTCATCATGAGGATTGAATCTATCGTCATTGACAAATTTTATTTTATTTTCTCTACAAAACATCCCTAAAGTCACGTCTGAATAACCAGTATCCAAAAACTTAATACCTTTTGATATATATTCAACCCTTTTTTTGTTGATTAAGTAACCTGCACCACCAGAACAGTAATTTAAGAATGGGTCCTGGGAGTAATTTTGCATCACATGACCATGTATTTTGTTTTTATCAAAATTGTTCAAATTTGATTCTAAAAGTTTTGTATTTACGAAAGTATCGTCATCACAGAAAAAAAACCACTCATATATTTGATAGAGTTTATGGGTATCAATTAACTTCCATACATTGACATGTTTGTCTTCGTTAGATAAATAATCAGTTCTATTGGATACTTTAAATATTCTATTTTCAGGATCATGATGATCTGAGTAAAATAGATAGTTTTTACCTTGACCCCATGTATTAACTACGTTTTCCCATCTTTCAGGATTCATAGATCCATGTAAAATTACATAAAGTATATTATTGTTCATTATGTATCAGTTTTTCTATCATAATTTTTTTATCAACAACATGATCTTGCGTTCCGTGAGAGTCCATTTGGAAGTGGTGTATCATATCAGGTAAAACAAGTAATTTTTTATTTTTCATATATGTAAAAAATGTAAGTGATCTTTCGTGTTGATGACCAGCAGTATTAGACTTTAAAATATCTGGCAATAATGGTAGGAACCAATTCATATACTGATCAAAACATGATTTTTTAAAAATACTATTAGATGTTGAAGTCCAAGACATATTTGGATTGTCCTGTAAAGACCTACGTATTTCATCCTCCATATTTCTTTTGTAGACTTTACTAATGGATAAGAATAATTCACTTACCCACCTTGGATCATTTATGAAATGATGTTCATTACAAGGTCTGGGTAGAAATCTTATCATATCCACACCATTTTCCATATGTTTTGGTAATTTTTGAAATGATTGATTATTGATAATTGTATCGTACTCCAAAAGACTTATATATTTTTTATTTGAAAGATTATTCTTCCAAATAGCATACCAAGCGGTGAAAGAATTTATATTAGGATATTGTTCAATATTATGTTCTAAATTTCTACAAATAATAACATTTTCGTAAGATGATATTTTTTCTATTGGACCTTTACCAACAAAAAGGTATTTTAAATTAGGTATACCATAATACTTTTCGTGTCTTTCATATTCAACTATTATATTTTCATCATGTACGATAATAAATGTATCAAGATCATCAAAAGAATTTAAGTTCAAAGGTAATACATCAGAATATTTTTCACTAAAATCCAACCTTTTTTTATCCCACGATTCATTAGTCTGTCCGACTGATAAATGGGTTACTCTAACCGCAGTTGTTATTCCTATATTCACCCCTTTTAAAAAATTCGGTACACAAAAATTCATATCGTAAAAGTGGAACCCATCAACACTCTCATCAAAATTTTCTTCAATTTTTGATTTTCTGACTACCATAAATAAACCATCAATCATGACAGTAGACTCTATTCTATTTTTTATTTCTCTAGAATACCTACTTTCCCACTTATTATTCTCGTTTTGATGATTTACAATACCATACATAGTTTCAGGTACTTCCCACCACATACCACTTTCTGGTACATATTTTGAACCGGCTAATCCAATAATTCCATACTCTTCATTTTTTTTAATGACATTATTTAATTTGAAACCCCAATTTTTAGTTTCAAAGATTAAATCATCATGGATAAGTATAACCGTATCGAAACTAGCTTTTTCTAGAATGATATTATAAACTTCTGACAAAGAATGAGTCCCTTTGTTTTCAAAAGGTATAATCTCAACATTCTTAGGTCCTACCGTTTTTTTTATGTGTTGAATATACCCTTCATCAATTGATCGAGTAGAAAATCCTATTGTATACATTTTTAGTTACCTGTTGACCCGAAACCATTAGAGTTTCTATCTTTATCTTCTATCTTGTTCACTTTGACTAACTCTATTTCACCTCCTTGAATAACAGGACAAAGTACCGCTTGTGCGATTTTATCTCCGACACTCACTTGTTGAGTCTCGTTACTTAAATTTATAAGGATAACTTTGATCTCACCCGTATATCCTTGGTCTACCGTACCCGGAGTATTTAAGACGGTCAATCCTTTTTTGTATGCCAAACCACTTTTAGGTCTTACTTGAATTTCATATCTATTAGGGATATCAATTCTTAAACCTGTTGGTATTAATTTTCTTTCTCCAGGTAGAAGGGAGTGGTTTTCATTTGATCTTAAATCAAATCCTGAATCTGTATTGTAATGGTACATCGGTTCTGAATTATCAGAATCGAAACTATATTGTACTTCTAATTTTCTTTTGAATTCTTGATTAAACGTATTCTCTATTTCTTCCATGTCTAATCCTAACGAGTTAATTAATTGTGTAGGATCAAACTCAAAATCTTCATTGGAAGAACTTAATGAATCCATAACTCGTTTTAATTCTTTAATCTTTTCAATCATTTTAACTTATAAATTTTTGTAATTATTTCTAATAAACTTTTAACATCTTCTTCACAGTATTTAGATATTTCATCTAACTTTCCATCATACCAATAATTTGAATGTACACTTTTACCTGTAACACTTCCCGTTTTGGGACTATCGAGTCCCATAGAAACACTCATTAGATCCAATGATGAAAGTCCATAGTTTGAATTAAATCCCCATAATTCTTTAGTGTCAATAGCTTTCATTTCCCACGGTTTTGTGGAATATGAAGGTAAGATTTTTGGAGGTTTTATAGAATTACTTAAAAACTTTTTTCCCAAATATGGTATGTCAAAACTTTTTATATTATGACCACACAAATGAAATCCCAAATCAAAAACTTTATCTAAAAGATCTTTTATCTGCATAAGTAAATCTTTTTCATTGTCATTTTTAAAAGTTTGGGTGTGTGTTTCCCCTTTAGGGGTTACAAATGAAAAACTTGCACAAACAATTTTTCCGAACTCAGGAACTAAAGCAGATTTGGATTCATAAACTTCATCACTGGTCATTCCATCAGTATCTGAATATTTTCTTTTGAACCAATCCATATAATTCATAAAAAGTCTATGATGTTCAGGATAGTTCTCTTCTAAACTATTCAAATCTGGTGTCATACCGACAGTTTCGATATCAAAGAATAAAATTTTATTTAAAGAGTGGTCTATCATTTTACTAAACTTTTATATATTTCAGCCCTAACTTTAGTCATGTTATTTAGATCATATTTGTCTTTGACTGTTTCATATAGTCTTTCACCCAAATCTTCAACCCAAGAAGGATTATCGATTAGTTTTTTCATAAATTTAGCCCAATCTCTAGGTCTTTTAGGATCAACAAGTAATGCATTACCATCAACAAAATTACCCTTATCTAAACTGTGTTTCAAATCTATAGTATACGGTCCATAATTTGATGCAATAATCGGTTTTTTGTAAAATCCTGCTTCGATGACTTTTAATTGAGACTTCATCTTATTAAAGATGTGATCTTTGATAGGTGCGAGTGATACATCGAATTTAGAATAATTTTTTGCATAACTTGTCACAGGTAATGTCCAGACTCTTTTATATGATTGGTCATCACCAGAATATTCTTCATTTACAAATTTGTGAAGGAATTCTTTATGATCTTCTTTTACGTGTTTAAAGTTGTTTGTTACAATTTTTTCATAGTCATACCAGACAGTCTCTAATGGTTTAATGTCTCTAACCTTTTCTGTACCATCTGGACCTATTTCAGTTACTGAACCTCTAGTGTCAAATCCACATAGAACAAATCCAAACTTGTCTTTTACACTATCTAACGTTGATATACCTGAAAGAAGTTGTATATCATGTAAGTGTGATGACCCACCTAACCATCCAAATCTTAAAACATCACTTTCTGTTGTTTTCTCATTAAATTGATCTTCATTTGGATCAATACAGTTTGGTAGTACGAAAACATTCTTATTAAATTTTTCTATTTCTTTTCTAAAAATATCCGTTGTGGTCGTCACAAATTGCGCTAATTTTAAACTTTCCTGAATTCCTTTGTGAATTCCGTTTTTCATAACAATTGCGTGTGCTGGGTGTTCTTTTGTTGGTAACCAATAATCATCTAGATCACAAATAGTAATAATCCCTAATTGATTTAGTGTTTTAATAACACGCGCACTTTGATCCGGATTTCTAGTAATCGATCGGTGGAAGTGAACTATTTGATATTTTTTCCAATAGTCGGGGTCATTAACTTGAGGATTGTAATCTATATCAACATTAAAATCATCACCATAAAGTTCTTGTAGTTTTGTATGTGGATCAACTGACCTAAATTTTCCGACTCCAGTAGTGTCAGAAGGCAGCACCAAAATATTAATCTTACTCATTCATATACTTTTTTAAAGTATAGTAAAAAAAAAGTGTTAAGTAAAAAGTCTTATTTAATTTTTTTGATTTTTGTTACGACACCCTCGAATAAATGATTCCCTACTTTGAATACTAACTTTTCTTTTGTGTCTTTACCCGATTCACTTAAAATTATCTTGTCAGACAATTCTTCTTTGATAACATCTTTTACAGTATCTCTGACTATATCTCGAATCATATTTCTTAAATCGACGTCATTTTCTTTAATTTTTGATATTTGAGCTTGAGGTGACTTTTTATTTTGATTAATTAGTTTAGCAGCACCTTCAATTATATCGTTACTAAGTGTGACACCACCTTGGTCTGGTTTTTGAATCGGATTATCAATCATAAGTTTTTTTATCTCATCAGGTAGGTTCGAACCCATAATTGAACTTTCATTTAAGCTTTTACTCATCGGATCAACAGGAACATTTTTAGGTGCTTGATTTTCGTTAACAATATTTTGAGGTATATTATAGTTAGGTAAACCTTTTCCTGAGTTTGGAATACCTTCTTGAGCATCCATTATTTGTTTAGATATTGCTAATTTTTGCATTAATGATTGATCCATGATTTTAGAATTTTGAGTTTACAATGACACTATTCATACTGTTATCACCATTTGGGTTATAACCAGGTCTCATTTCTGAAAAGTTATCAAGAGTTGGTTTATATGTAAATATTTTATCTACTCTAAATAATCTCCATCCCGGTAAAGGTTGTTCACCAGTAGCGGCAGTGTGAGATGAACCCTCATAGTCCCATGCTCGCAAGACTAAATTATTTTTCTTACTCCTACCTAGACAGACAGGTTCAATAGTTCTTAAACCCTTACCTCCCGGTTCATCCCCATCATACTGTATTTGTGTAATTATTTTATCTTTAATTGAGCGCTCAATATCAGAAACATTAGCAGCTTCTGTAATTAATAATTTTATAGTTTCAATTAACTTCATACGTTAGCCAAAGGTCTTGCATTACCACCACGTTCACTAGTTACATAATAAGGATTACCAGAAGAATATCTGTTAACTTTTATTTCACTATTTCTTTCATTAATATCAGTCTTAGTACCACCTTTTTGATTGTATATATCTAAAAATTTGGAAGTACCTCTTCCAAGATCGTCTCCATCTGCAACCGCATCTGGATGTTGTGCAGAATATGATTCAGTTTCCGGAGAAAAGTCATTTCTAGGAAATAATTTACCACGTTCACCAGTGGCAATTCTAGTCAACTCATTATCTGGTTGTTCGAAATTCAATTTATCGTTTTGTTGTGCCATTTTACAAATTAATTAATTTATTTATTCTGTCTATTTGTTCAACTACTTGAACATTAACATCTAAGTTTCCTTCACCGTATTTTTTATTTTTTTTGGATTGATTCACGTCTTGTCTCAAAGAGTTAAGTGTGTTATCTACCCAGTTCTTACTTACTTCTCCTCCATTGAGAAGAAATGAATTATTATCTTCAGTATTTGAATCAAACCAGTTTTTCCATCTTTTCAAAGTTTGATAAGTTACAAAACCTTTTTCTCTGATTTCAATATTTCTATTGTGACCCTCTAGATTCGCATCGGACTTAATACTATCAAAATTTGTCTTTAGTTGTGATAGAATTTTTTCTGGTACCCTAATTTTTCTATTGTAAAGTTCTTTATTCATCTTTAATCATATTGATTAATTCATCCTGAGATAATCCTTCTGATTGTGCTAAGTTTTTCAAAGACCTTATATTTCTCTTTATTATGGATTCAATACCATCAGACATTTCAGAATCATCGTCTTCAGATTTTTTAATAATCAAATCTTCAACCATCTTATTAATTTCTTCCATAGAGAACTTTTTCTCTTTTAATATCAATTCTTCTTTATCGTCTTGAAGTCCAAATTCCTCTGCCCTATCTTCAGCATCATTTTTATCAAGACCTAATTTTTTATATAAAGTTTCAACAGTGTCATCGAAATCTAATTTTTTCCACGTCTCATCCCAACCAAAAGCTTTTGACATATCAATTTCTTTTGTTGTTTCTTCACCAACATAAGTCCTATATCCTCTAGTAAGGGGGTCTTGAGTTTGTCGAGTCGCAGCAACCGTTTGGTCCATAGTCTTACTAGGTGAGACTTGTGGGTCTAAAATTGGTATTGCCGAAGAAACCATTGTACCATCATAATCAATCAATTCATCAATCTCTCCTTGAGGTTTATTTATAACTTTTTCAAGATCTGATTTATTGCCGCATGGTTTCCAAGCATTTTTTCTAACTCTATGTGATCCTTCACATCCTAGTTTTTTTGACTGTTTTTCAGCTAGATCCTTGCTTCTATATAAATGTGATTTCATTTAGATACTTTCTTAATAAATACTTCTTTTAAACTATTTATCAAAAAAAAGAGATGCCTAGTCAAAATATTAATAATTATGGTGCAAATAAATTTGATTTGCGTATTGATTACAGTAATTATTATGACATTACAATCGGTAATGATGAAAATGATTTTGATCAAGAAGTAGTTTTCGGAGGTAACATAATAGGATATGATGACGGTGATAGATTACCAATTAATATTGACTTAAATTCTTTTGCATGTTCTAATAAATCAGATATCCTTTGGAATGATAATCAATTGATACCTTACATATCTAGAAGTTATTTGAAAAAAGATAAGTCTGATGATTGTTATTCTGCTCAGACACTTTGTGATTTAGGTTTAACAGCCACAGATAATGGATTAGTAAATAAAGTTACTGGTGAAACTTTAACTTTCACTATGGGTGTTGATGAATCAATTGAGATCTCACCTCTTCATTACACTAGAAAGTTTAAAATGAATAATGTTAGATCATTTGCAAACTACCCAAACTCTAGATTTAGTGGAAATACTAATACTATCTATAATTTAGTGTCAAAAAACGCAGATAAAATCGGCTATTATAATGAATTATACGGAGGATTTTTCCAGGGATTTTATAAATTGTTCGGATATGATTATGAAGTATTTCCTGAAAGGGTAAAAAAGGGTTGGACAATGGAGACCGTTTTGAAACCTAGACAAAGGCAAGAGTTCGATCTTCAAAAGGACGAATATTATTTGAATGATCTTTATACCGAAAATTCTGGTACCTTTTTCTATATGGGGACTAGAAGTGAAAATAAATTCTATCATACATCTAGTGGTATGACAACATCCGGATCAACTTTTGATTGTGATAGAAACGAAATAATTTTTAGTGACGGGTTAACAGGTTTTTCGAAAGATACTAGATTCTTGAATGATGATTATGTGACTTGTGCCTGTTCAGACACAGGAGTAACTAATAGTGAATGTATTAGAATTTACCCGAATTCGGGTGACTCTAAAACTTTATCAAACACATATGATCCGGGTATGGATGTTTATTCAAATGGATTATCAGTAAGATTCGAGGGTGACCCAATAAACCCTAAAGTATGTGTGAAATACTTAACAATCACAGGATCATGTGTTAATGATGGGAATTGTGAAGATGATATAAACTATAGTTCAGGTTATTGTATTAATGAAATTTGTTCAGTTTCAGGAATATATGATAATTGTAATCTTATAAAGAATGAATGTAATCAGGCCAATACTGAAGAAAAATGGGTTATGATGAGTATCGTTTTTGAAAGAAAGGATTATATTGAAAATTGTGATCTATTAAATTTTGGCGGTCTAGGTAGTATTCGAAGACGTCTATATCAATCTGAAATTGAGGATAAGTACACAAACTTGATAAAACCCCCTCATACTGGTACTGGGGATACTGAGGAACATTCCAGAATAGTGACTTCAATGAATACTAAATGGTTGAGAGAAAAAGAAGAGAGAATAGGAAGTCTCAAGGTTTACGTTAATGGATATCATTTAATGACCATTGAAGATTTCGAAGAGATTATACCAAGAGAATTAAAAACAGAAAAAGAAAAACAAATTGGGGTACCGTTTAACATATCATGGGGTGGTGGAACACAAGGACTAAGAGAAAATATAATTCCGTTTAACACTGAGACGGTGAACGGTCCTTACATCCAAGATAAATTGTGTATGACAAATAACACACTTTCAGGAACTTCATACTCTTCAGTGACTACAAATATTTTAGCTGAGTCAACTTTTGGAGGATCATTCATGGGTGCCATATCTCAATTCAGAATGTATACTGAACCTCTGACCGCACCACAAATTCAACATAATTTTAGAGTTTTAAAAGATCGTTATGATTTATATGATTTCTGGTGTCTAGAATGTTTAGAATGTTTGACTGATTGTTTCTTCGATTATGAAACTTCCCAAGATATTTATGATTTCGATTTTGTAATAAACAAAGCATCATGTGTATTTGATGTTGAAATATATAATTTATAAAAAATGGCAAATTTAAAAATTTCTGAATTACCTGAAACACTTTCTGCGGATACGACAGATGTATTTGCAATAGTAAATAATAGTCAAACTAAAAAAATAACATTCGAAAACTTATATGAAGATATTCCAACATTAAATTCTGAAAGACAATCTAATACTTTTTTAGTACCTACTGTTGTAACTGGTAGTTCAGGTAGTAACCATTATATAAGTGGAATGAGTGAAACCGCACTTATACGTTTAGCATTTACTGGCGGTAATGGTACTGCAAATTTATTTTTACCAGACGCAACAACTAACACAAATAGATGTATTAGAATTATTGGTGATGGCACTATAGATAATCAACATACTTTCGATGTTACACCTTCATTTGGTCAGAATTTAGATGGTTCTACAGGTTCATACAATATAGGCACAAATAAATCTTACGATGGTGTTATGGTTTGGACTGACGGTATTGAATGGTTCAGAATACAAAGTAAAGGATAAAAATATAGATACATTTCAAAGTGGAATTTTACATAAAAAAAGGAAGTACATTACCAATTCTAAGTTATGAAGTTACCGAAGACGGCATCAATAATTTAGATGCATTATTAAATGAACAAAATTATGTATGTAAATTTTCTCTTTTAAAAAAAGATGGTACTTTCGTAATTTTTCAAAAGCCAGCCCAGGTTGAGATGAGAAAAGACGGAATTAAGGACGGTCTTTTTTTAACTTATAAGTTTAATAAAAAAGAAACTTCAGTTAGTGGTGATTATTATGGACAATTTCATTTGTATAGTATCGATGGTGAAAGGTTTTTCAAAAGAGAGGGTAAAATACCTATATTTATTTTAGACTCAATCTCTGATAATGATTTATGTTGTAAAGGAGATAAAACTAATTACGACACTATTATAGTCTCAGAAACACCAAGAAGAACTCCAACAGGTACACCTTCAATAACATCAACACCAGCACAAACAGTAACACCTTCAGTCACTAACACACCAAATATGACTTATTCATTTGGTGTTATTACTAGAGTTTGTGATGATGTAAGTTTTAATGTTATAGCACCTCAACTATATTTAATTAACGGTAATTATATGTCATTTTATGGTGACTGTTATTTAATCTCAGATGTAGGTGTAATTGCAACCTATGATTTTATTATTACAGCATCAGAAATAGATCTTTATGATGAAGAATCAAACTGTACATCATTATATCCGTGTATTACACCCACACCATCACCAACAAATACTCAAACACCTTCAATAACTGCTTCAAATACACCAACACCTTCAATAACTGCAACTCATACTCTAACACCTTCAATAACTGCAACTAATACTCAAACACCGACCAACACCACCACCACAACTTTAACCGCAACACAAACATCGACACCATCTACTACCACAACTTTAACTGCAACACAAACACAAACGATTACGCAAACACCAACAAATACTCAAACACCTACATTTACTTTAACTCATTCACAGACCGCAACAAATACACCAACAAATACTCAAACGCCTTCAATAACCGCAACAAATACACCAACACCAACTCCATCATATACTGTAGGGGGAACCCCACTTCCAACACCTACATTAACTTTAACCAATACGGAAACTCCAACATTTACACCTACTAATTCTGAAACTCCGACCCATACACCAACAAACACACTAACACACACACCAACATATACCCCTACAAATACAGTAACTAATTCTGAAACACCAACGTTTACACCAACTGGGACAATTAATGAAACCCCAACACTAACACCAACACAATCAGAAACACCGACAAATACTAGTACAAATACACCCACCAACACTCAAACTTCAACGTACACACCTAGCCCAACAATCACATCTACAGTAACACCAACACAATCATCAACACCACCAGATACTGACTACGTATATGCATTCGTCTTAGCACATGATGATATTTTAGATGCTACTTTTAATGACAATAGTACTGAAAGACTTAACGACAATACTGAAATCGATGTGTTTAGAATTTCTAGAGATTCTAGAACTTATATACCAACAAATGATTCAAAAAATTCTGCAGAAATAGATCTAGATTTAAGTAATTTTAATAGAATAAAAGATTCAAGTTTTAACCGTATAGTAATTGAATTACCAAAACTTGGTGATGAGTATGGCACATATCAAAAGGTATCTATTGAGCCCGTAGATATATTACCAGACAATATTCCATTTTCTATTGGTAATAACAACAGTATTATTAATAATTTCTACACCAAAAAGTATATACAATCTTATAACATATATAACTCATCAAGTGAAAGACTAGGTATATTTGTCGCGTTCGGTGATAAACTTTTTGCCCAATATAGAGATGGTGATCAATCAATAGAGTTGATAAAAAGACCAGATATTAATTATGATGATAAATATATATTACAAAACACACTTGACTTAAAAAATCCTGGGGAGTTTACTTGCGGGGCACCGGAATCGACAGAAGAAAATATTGTAAATAGTATTCAAGAATCTGCAAGATCCTCAACACCAGAAAACGGATATTGTATAAGAACATGTATTGATGTTGATTACGCAACATATAATTATTTTAATGGTAATGAAGAAGAAATTCTTATTTGGGTATCATCAATTTGTGTGGGTGCAATTTCAATATATCTAGACACATGGGATGGATTAGTAAACTGGCAGATTTCCTTAATTCACCTTTGGGATACGCAGGATCCTATCATGATAGAACCTGGACCTGTAGAAGGTAATACTTTCTTAAATAGAACCAGAAATGCGTGGAATGATATCGATACATTATCTCAATTATATCTAGAATATGATTTACATATTGTTTATACCTTTACTATTTTAAGTCAAAATTTACAAGGACCATTTGGACCTAACTCTTCAGGGTTACTAGGTTCTGCATATCCTGATATGGTTTGTAAAGATAATGTACCATTTATAACCGCAAATGTTGGTATATCATACCAGTTATGGCCTGAGGGTGTAAGTGAACAAAACACTCTTACTTTAGCACATGAATGGGGACATTTAATCGGATTTAATCATACCCAGAGTTCTCAATTCGGTAGAGGATGGGTAGAGTTTAAAGATCTTACGGGTGCACCAGACCCAATAGAAAGTTCTAGTTACGGTTGTTACCCTCCAGGTACTTGTGATAGTACGTGTGGTGATATTATGAGTTACTGTTTTACTGGTAGGTTACTAGAATTCCACCCAGTCCTAGTTGAGTTTTTGCCGTTCCATATGGATTTTATAAATGCAAAGTGTTTATTGACCGACACTATTTGTACCGTACCACCCACAACTGAACAACTTAATTCACTGTCCTATTATATGGGTGACCTTCAATTTACCTTCCATATTAACTATTACTCTACTAGCCTTAACAAATTAACCAAATACCTCGATTGGCCAGGGTTTTTATTAGGTACACAGAGAGGATCACAATTAATACAAATCCCAGTAAATGATGATGGTACGTTTGGTACTTTTAATATTCCAGGTTCAACATTAAGTTACGGTGAATTTACAGTTATTATAGTAACAAAATCCATGGGATATAATGATTCAACTATTATGGGTAATATTGAAATAAATTATGACAATGGATCTACTTACTATTCATACGAAACTTTGGATGTATTTTACGGATATCATATAGATTATAATGGATTTAGTATTGACAATACTAATAATTATAGGGTTCTTTTCTCCCCTTCTATGATTTTTAATAATAGTAATCCAACAATAACATATAAAATAAGGGGTGGTAATATGATTGAGTATGACCAATCAGTAGGATCGGATAATTCCCCCAACTATTTTGGTATATGTCTTTACAATGAAGAAAATGTTGTTGCAATTACGGGATCAAATGTTGAAGATACCACCAGACCTAGTTTTAATCGTAGTCTTAATAAATCTTATATAATATATTTACCCGGAGATACTTATGTTGGTAATCTCTTTGACTATCCTGTTTTAGTTCCAGACGTACCCGAAAACTGGTTTTGTGTAAATTTGTGGGAAGGATCGATTTCCATCGAAACTTTAACCGTTTGGAATAGTGACGTATTGTACACTTGGTACGCTGATAATTGTAATGATAGTTTATGTGGATTAGATCCTACAATAGGTTTACCTCCTTTAACACCGATAAACATTTAAAAAAACGATGTATGGATTTTTATATTAGAAAAAATAGTACATTACCAGTTTTAAAGATGGAGATCCCTGATCTACCATCTTTTGATCTTAATAGTGCTTCTTCTTTTTTTAATCTAAAATTTAAATCCCAAGACAAATACAAAATATTTAATAAACCCGCAAATATTTTTTTTTCTGATGGATTGTATTATGTTGAATTTAAATTCAATAAGAAGGAAACAAATTTTTCCGGGTCATTTGAAGGTGAATTTATTCTCAAACAAGGGGAAAACAAAATAAAAATTCCTACGGATGATGACATCACTGTTGAGATCACAGATTCGTTTAGTAATGTGGATGCCTGTTGTAAACCACAAGAAGTTACGATAAGCGTAGTTCCAGGTATAACCCCTAAAAGAATAATTGTCACTGATACACCAAAAAGAACACCAACAAAAACTCCAAAAATAACTAATACACCAACAAATACAAAAACAAGTACAAATACACCAACATTCACTCCAACTAATACCTTGACTCCAACTCATACTTCGACTAACACAAATACCCCAACAAATACCCCAACATTTAGACCTACTAAAACACCTACTAACACAATAACTTCAAACGAAACCCCTACTTTAACTCCGACTAATACAAATACACCCACATTTACCCCAACTAACACTATTACCAAGACAGTGACAAATACAATAACTAATACAATCACTAGTACTGAAACACCGACATTTACACCAACTAATACTACTACAAATACTGAAACACCCACATTTACACCAACTAATACTGTCACAAATACTGAGACTCCAACATTTACCCCAACTAATACTATTACAAATACCGTAACTAATACTGTTACGAGAACTGAAACACCAACATTTACACCAACTAATACAGTAACAAGTACAGAAACGCCAACATATACTCCAACTAATACGATCACAAATACAGTTACAAGAACTGAAACTCCAACATTTACTTCAACAAATACTTCTACAAATACTGAAACTCCTACATTCACTCCAACTAATACTGCCACAAATACTGAAACCCCTACATTCACTCCAACTAATACAGTAACTAATACTGAAACACCAACATTTACCCCAACTAATACGATCACAAATACTGTAACAAGTACTGAAACGCCAACATATACACCGACTAATACGATTACAAGTACAGAAACACCAACATTCACTCCAACTAATACAATAACGAAAACTGAAACACCTACGTTTACTCCAACAAAGACTATCACACAGACCCCTGGTGGATCCCCAGCAGCCACTCCAACATTTACCCCAACTAATACTATTACAAGTACTGAGACTCCAACATTTACTCCGACTAATACAATTACAAGTACTGAGACTCCAACATTTACCCCAACTAATACTATTACCAATACTGTTACCAGTACAGAAACTCCAACATTTACTCCAACTAATACTATTACCAATACTGAAACACCAACATTTACTCCAACTAATACTCCAACTAATACTATTACAAATACTGAAACTCCAACATATACTCCGACTAATACGATTACAAGTACTGAGACACCTACATTTACACCAACAAATACTATTACCAGTACCGAAACACCAACATTCACTCCAACTAATACTATTACGAGAACTGAAACTCCAACATTCACACCAACTAATACGATCACAAATAGTGTTACCAGTACAGAAACACCAACATATACACCGACTAATACTATTACCAATACTGAAACACCAACATTTACCCCAACAAATACTGTCACCAGTACTGAAACACCAACATTTACTCCAACTAATACTATTACACAAACACCTGGTGGATCCCCAGCCGTTACTCCAACATTTACTCCGACTAATACGATTACAAGTACTGAGACTCCAACATTTACTCCAACAAATACGATCACAAATACTGTTACTAGTACTGAAACACCTACATTTACCCCAACTAATACTATTACCAGTACAGAAACGCCAACATATACACCAACGTTTACTCCGACTAATACTGTTACCAATACTGTTACCAGCACTGAAACGCCAACATATACTCCAACAAATACCCCAACTAATACTATAACTAAAACAGTCACTAGTACTGAAACACCTACATTTACTCCAACTAACACCTTGACACCATCCCCCACAATGCCTGACGGAGACTTTATATTACAAGAAAATAGTTTTGCCATTTTACAAGAAGACAACGATTTATTAATTATCGATTATCCTCCTACCCCAACCCCAACCCCTACTTTGTCTGAAACCCCAACTTTAACTCCAACAAATACTATAACGAAAACTGAAACACCTACGTTTACTCCAACTAATACAATTACTAATACTGTTACGAATACTGAAACTCCGACATTTACTCCGACTAATACTATTACCAATACAATTACCAGTACGGAAACTCCAACATTTACCCCAACAAATACGGTTACTAGTTCTGAAACTCCAACATTTACGCCAACTAATACGATCACAAATACTAAAACTCCTACATATACACCGACCAATACTGTAACCAGTACTGAAACTCCAACATTTACACCAACTAACACTGTCACAAACACTGAAACACCCACATTTACACCAACTAATACAGTGACAAGTACTGAAACACCTACGTTTACTCCTACTAATACAATTACAAATACTATTACCAATACTGAAACACCAACATTCACTCCAACTAATACTATTACCAATACTGTTACCAGCACTGAAACACCAACATTTACTCCAACTAACACAATAACTAATACTGAAACGCCTACGTTTACTCCAACTAACACAATAACTAATACTGTTACCAATACTGAAACTCCAACATTTACACCAACTAATACTATTACCAGAACTGAGACACCTACGTTTACACCAACTAACACAATAACTAACACAATAACTAATACAGAAACACCAACATTTACCCCAACTAATACAATAACGAATTCTGAAACGCCAACATTTACACCAACAAATACGATCACAAACACTGTTACGAATACTGAAACTCCGACATTTACCCCAACTAATACTGTTACCAGTACAGAAACGCCAACATTCACTCCAACTAATACAATAACGAATTCTGAAACGCCAACGTTTACTCCAACTAACACAATAACTAATACAGAAACACCAACATTCACTCCAACAAATACGATCACAAATACTGTTACCAGTACAGAAACTCCTACGTTTACTCCAACTAACACTGTTACGAGAACTGAAACACCAACATTCACTCCAACAAATACGATCACTAGTACTGTAACCAGTACAGAAACTCCTACGTTTACTCCAACTAATACTATTACCAGTACAGAAACGCCAACATATACACCAACGTTTACTCCGACTAATACTGTTAC